GTTCCGTGGGAGCCGTTTGAGAACGAGTTGCCGCGATACTTGGTATCGTGGATTGGCAACACGGTGTACATCCTTCGCGGACTCTTTGAGTCGGCAGGTGTAGAAGTAGTTGAGTGGGAGTAAGGGCTATTGACACCGCGCCAGATAGGTGAGATAATCCCCTAGTTGGGACTTCCAACGCAAGCGATAGGAGGACACGATGAGCAAGAACCTACACGGCAAGACGCGAGAGGTTAGCAACCCATACCTCATCATCACCGAAGGTGATTGGGAGTGGCGCGTATTGAAGCGTTATCAGTCGCCTGATGCGGAGCGCGCCAATCCATACGCTCGTTGGTTTGTGGCGGTGAAGTCGCCAATGACCTACGGCTCGTGGGAGATGGGCGATTCGTACGTCAGCGAGATTCCAACGGCGGTGGCGGGGATGGACTTCCCTGACGACGGTGCGGTGCGAAGCGAAGGCGGGTTTACCATCACCACGGCAACCATTATTCCGCAGCGATAGGAGGGGCTATGACCAAGAGCATTAGCGCGGACTTCACACTTACCGATGGTGGTTCGGTATGCCTGCTGACACCGACGACTAGCGAGGCGCGTCGTTGGCTTGATGAGAACATTGGCGAGGATGCTATTTATCTGGGTCGTGGGTTGGCGATTGAGCGTCGCTATGTTCACCAGATTATTGAGGGCATCGTTGCTGATGGGTTCAGGGTTGCTGATGACCCTGCACTAGGTATTCCCCTTATGTAGGGGTCAGGACTTACGCAGCTGGATTAGGGGAGGGGCTTGGTGCCTCTCCCTTTTTCTATGCCGGCCGCACCCCTGAAATGTTAAGAACCCTTACACAAACATTAACCGCTTCTTACTTGACAAGGGTATGGAAAGTGTGAGAAACTCTCTATGTCGGAAGGAATCCTAGGAACCCAACCGACAAGGTGAGGCACTTGGACGAGCGAGCAATAGACCGCAGCCTTAAATGCGGGTGTAAGAGACGCAAAGGGCGATGACCACTAAACCAATGTATCGGAGGAGTGGTAGGAGAAAGGAACGGCGGAGTGATTATCCGCCGAACCAGACACCGATAAGAACCTCTCAGAGCGACGGCTCTGGGGGGTTCTTAGTTTTTGGTAGGGGTTAGAGGTTAGGGCTTATGGCTACCTGTAAATCCAGCTGCGCGCCCCTAGGGGGTGGATGACCGGTCTAAATGGGCCTCTTGGGAGCCAGCCCCTATGGGGGGGGTGTTGACAGACGGCTACAGAACTGATACAATGCCTCTAGGCAGTCGGAGAACTGCCATAGGAGAAAGGAGCGAGCGATGACTGACATCATCACTCCGAGCGAGGCAGAGGCTCTGATTGCTGCCACAAAGGGCAAGGTGTTCTCGGTGGTATTCACCAAGCGCACCGATGGCTCCACTCGCAAGATGGTGGCTCGTCTTGGGGTGAAGGCAGCCCTTCAGGGTGGAGACCCTGCGTATGACGCTAAGGCGAAGGGGCTTGTGGTGGTCTATGACCTCACGAAGCGTGCCTATCGGTCAATCCCGATGGACGCGCTGACCGCCCTCAACTGCGGCGGCAAGCGGTACGAAGTCCGCTAGGACTACAGAGGCGGCGGGGGCTCTCCACTCCCGCCGTCTCGCCCACTTGACAGGTGGCGTTGGATTTGAGAAAATCATCACAGGCGGTCGGAGAACCGCCAGAACGAAGGAGATGAGCAATGGCACGCAAGGCGCAAGAGGTAGCAATCTACACGAATCTGGTCTACGGCAACAACGATACCCTCTGGGCATCGGCGCACCACACCGAGGCTGAGGCGTGGGAGCATACCCGCGAGTGGCTCATTGAGGAGATGGGCGGCACCGAGATTGAGCAGGTGGCGGTGGCAGCGATGACCGACGAGCAGGTCTGGGATACCATTATGGACTACGACTACATCGCCTTCGCCGACATCGCGGTCAAGAAGGTGCTCTACTAGTTGGCACAAGTTGTGCCATTGTAACAATGTAACAAAGGGAGTGTAACAAATGCGCTGCCGCAACCTGTTATGGCAACCAGGAGAGGAGGGGGCTTACTGCCTCCGTCCAGCTACTTACCGAGTTAAGTTTTCCCGTCCGTTGAGAGGGCGCTTCCTTCAATACAAGCGGGCGCTGTGCGAGGAGTGCGTTCAGACGGCCCGAGGTACGATGGGGAAGTGGCGAGTGGGGCTTGACAGGCTCTAAGCCTTGACCTTATAATGGTCATAGACCACTTGGTCGGAGAGCGTGAAGGAGAAACACGATGAGCATTGAGAAGCCTCTGGCAACTTGCCAAGATTGCGGCAAGCGTTTCCAGTTTGAGGGTAGTGAGTTGGACGTTGAGGTATGCGAGAACTGCGTAGACGAGGGTGATGATTCAGCCGTCTACACCATTCCTGATGAGCCCCGCGATGCCGACGCTTACGGCGATGATCGTGGCGGTGAGATGGGTGTAACATTCGGCGACGATTAGTTGGCACACTTTGTGCCAGCGTAACAATGTAACAAGGGAGATGCAACAATGGCAATCACAATGAAAGACATTGACGCACTTACGGCTCGCATCAACGGCGAGCGCAGGTATGGAGATGTGGGTTACTACTACGCAATGGGTGCGTATGGTGGCTGGAAGTTTGTTCAGATTGTGAACGAGAGCGGTGGGGTGCGTGACGTATTCCCCCGATTAGGTTACTGCTCTAAGCGTGACCTCTACAATGCGCTCACCTCGTTCATTGAGGGGCGCGATGAGGCCTGCACGCTGGCTCACTACGGCATCAAGTAGGGGCTTGACAATGGGGGGCGGGGGTCTTACTATTCAGGTAGAGGGTTGAGGTAAGCCCACCAAGCGGCTGTACGTCGGTCGTTCGGTGGCACCCCCTCTAAGAGAAGTAAAGGAGAACAACAATGATGACGACGATTGAGGCAAAGGACACCATCGCAAACACTTGGTATCAGATTCATACCAACGGCGGTACGACAACTTTCGCTCGTTGGTATGTCGGTATGACCGAGCAGGGTGAGCCAGTATTCGGGTTTGAGAAGTTGCAAGCAGACCATAGTTTTGAGGGCGGACACGCGGAGATTTTCGGGCGTGAGGAGTTCTCGTCAATGGAAGCGGTTGTTAGCCGCGTCAATGAAGCGATTGAGTTGGCGCGATAATGGCGTACGGCGCATACAAGTATCCAGCCCTTCGCAAGAAGTCGTTGGCGGCTAAGCCAGAGCGGGATTGGAGCGGAGTCGTTCTCCGTTCGCTGGTCTACTTTGGCGGTAGCTACTTTTTGGCACACGCCATCTTGTTCGTGTTGCGACAGATTGGGGTTCTGCCTCGCTAGTGCTAGACTTGACCCCGCCAATCTAAGGTGTTAGACTCTTAGAGGTAAGCCGAGGTGCTAGTCAGGTGGAAATCCAGACGGCGAACGCGGCTGATGGTGTGCGTGAACGGCGCACTCGTTTCTGGTAAAGCAACGATGGACTAGGCGTGAACACTACCGCTTATCGTTGAGTGTTAGACCGAAAGGTGATGGCATAGTCCGTAAGGGCGATACCCAGATAGCCGCCCCGATAGCGCGGCAGTCGGACAAACCGTGAGGTAGTTAGCGCGGTTAGGGAGTGGGGGCATTGCCTCTGCTCCCTTTGACTTTCCCCCGTTTGACCGGCCGCAGCCCCATTGTTACATTGTTAAGAAACCTTACACATCTAGGGGCTTGACGGCTGGCGCGGAGATGCTGTAAGATGCCTCTAGGCAGTCGGAGAACTGCCACAAGCGGTTGGAGAGCCGCAGGAAAGGAGAGGGTCTATGAAGCCCATCACTAGTAGCGAGGCAGCGGCTCTGATTGCTGCCACCAAGGGTCGCCTCTTTGGGGTGACCTTTGTGAAGCGCACCGACGGCTCGGTTCGCAAGATGACGGCACGCCTCGGCGTGAAGTCCGCTCTGCGTGGCGGTGACCCCGCCTACAACGCAGCCAACAAGGGTCTGGTCGTCGTGTACGACACGACCAAGCGCGACTATCGGGCAATCCCGCTAGACGCGATCCTCACGCTCTCCACGGGCGGAGAGAAGTACGAAGTCCGCTAGGGGCTTCTAGGAGCGACTACGAGGCGGCGGGATTCTCCACCCGTCGCCTCACCTCATTTCACCAGCATCGCGGCTCTGCGTGGCTCCTAGGGGCTATTGCGGGGTCGTTTTGTTACTGTAACAATTGGCCTGTAACAATGTAACAATTCGGCTGGCACAGGTTGTGCCACTGGCATAAGTTGTGCCACTGTAACAATGTAACAATCGGGTTGTGTGTTAGGGCTTATTGTTACATTGGGTGTGGTATCGTTTACGGGCGGCCGTGGAGCTTCTCCACTACACGGCTCTTTCGGGGGGTTGGTGGCGCGCACCTACCAGCCCCCCACTCCCCCATTGACAACGACCGTTGTTGGCTTTACTATGGTCATAGCCCAATCGGGTGGAGAGAGAGTAAGGAGTGGAGAGATGGAACATAAGGTAGAGATGGTTGCGGTACTGCGCACTGGTCAGGTGTATCACAATACCATTAGCGTTAAGTGCGTTGACCGCAATAAGGCGATTGGCAAGGCTCGGCGTATGCTGGAACTTTGGAAGGGTGCGGATAGCCTTATTGCGACTTTTGGGTTTTTTGCTGATGATGAGGAGAATCGGGAGTCTAACCTGATGGACGCTCGGCGTATGCTCACCGCTCACCGCGACCTCATCACGGGATACGCTGCGGGGGCTTGACAGCCTCTCGCACCCGACCTTATAATGGTCACAGCCCACTTGGGTGATAGGAGAAAGGAGCATACAATGGGACTGCGACACAGCCTCACGGTACTGCGACAGGCGGCACGCGATGCAGCCCAGACTCGCGGACACCAGCTGGGGAAGTTCACGCCACTACGGGGCATCACCAACACTTGGGGTGCGGTCAGTTCGGCGGAGTGCGATAAGTGCGGGGCGTGGGTTCAGGTGACCCCGAAGCCAGCACCCAATGGTATTGAGATTGGTGGTTCAGCCGTAGCAGTAGGCTGCTCGGCTCAGTGGTTAGGGGTTAGTGGTTAGCCCCGTACAGCTGCAAGGGGCGGGTGGTCACTCCACCCACTCGCCCCACTACCCTCTCACCAGAAGGCCTCTACGCCAGAGGCTAGTGGTTGACAGGGCGCATAGGGTGTGGGAGAATCCTTGTAGCGGCAACCGCCGTGATAGTGGAGAGGAGAACCGCAATGGGTATGACCAAGACGGGTAGTGGAATCGTTCTGGTTGGCTATTCGGATACCACAGCAGGGATCGTTCTCTGCAAGGATTGTGGCGATAATGGCGATGGCGTTTGGATGGATCCGATCTATTCCCCTGATGTCAATGAGGACACCCCTCATTGCTTCTCGTGCGATGTAAGTCTGGACAAGTAGAACAGTTGTTCTAATGTAACAATCAGGGTTGGCACAATTTGTGTCAGCCCTTTTTGTTACGGTAACAATGTAACAATTGTAACAATGTAACAATCGCTTAGGGCTTAGGGCTTATGGATTATCAGCAATAGATAGATGTGCGTGTGTCCAGCTGGGGTGAGTGGCTGCTGAGAGGGCCTCTATGACGACCAGCAGGCGACGACGATGGGTGCTTGACGGGAGTGCGTGTGTGTGGGACAATCGTATGAGCAGGGTGAGAGGGGTGGCGATGTGCCACTCCCCACGCTGCTTAGTGGAGAGGAGTAGACGATGTTTGAGCCCGTAGCGTTTACCTATCAAGCGGCGTTCCATTGCGTTCCGTGCGCGAAGGAGCGATGGGGCGATGATGTGGCTGAGGGCAACACCTACGACTTGGAGAACAATCCTGTGCGCCCTGTCTATGGTTTTGACGATGTCCGTGATGATGGTGAATCCTGTGGCACCTGCCTGAACTGGGCGGTGGAGCCTGTCCAGCACCTAGCAGGTGAGTGCTCCGAGGGTGGAGCCTGCCGCTTCTTGGTGCTCGTCTAGTGGGCGGCATCGGAGCGGTGATTGTGATGCTCGCGCTGTACGCCCTGCTATCACGAGGCAGCAGGTAGAACACCTGTTCTAACTAGGGGTTGGCACAAGTTGTGCCACCTTTGTTAGGGCTTATGGCTTATGGCTTATCTGTAACAATGTAACAATCGTAGGGCTGCTGGCACGGGCTGTGCCACTATCCACGATGGATAGAATCTATCCACCACTAGGGGCTTGACGGCATTGGCGCGATGTGAGACAATCGTTTCAGCGGCGATGGAGAGCCGTAATAGGAGAAAGGAGAACACAAATGGCACTAATCACACCACAAGAGGCAACGGCGTTGATTCTCGCCACGAAGGGCAAGATGTTCAGCGTTGAGTTTGTAAAGCGCACGACGGGCGAGCATCGCAAGATGGTAGCGCGGCTAGGCGTAAAGAAGCACCTTGCGGGGGGCGACGCTGCCTACAACTTCATTGAGAAGGGGCTGGTCAGCGTGTTTGATGTTCAGAAGCGCGCCTATCGGGCTATCCCGCTAGACGCTATTAGCACCCTAGTAGTAGGGGGTACGACCTACACCATCGCCTAAGGGTTAGGCGGGTTAGCGCACGAGGCTAGGGGATTCTCCACCCCTAGCCTCTTTCTTATGTGTTAGGGGTTATCGGTTAGGGGTTAGGGGGTTAGGGGTTAGGCGATACAGGCGAGAGGCAAGAGGGGGAGAGGGGCAAGAGAGGGCCTCGGCAGCGCACCACCACGGGGAAAGGGCGAGGGCGGGGGCTTGCGGGATTGGCGAGGGTGTGGGAGAATCAACGCAGCGGGGCAGATGACCCCGCAGATGGAGAGGAGAACAACAATGACGGACACGCAGCAGCGTTGCGACGCAACCGACCACGATGAGAGCCTCATCAACACCTTTACGGAGTGTGGGCTACCAGCCGTCTGGGGGCTAGTAAACAAGGAGAGCGGCGCAACAATCTGGCATTGCCAGAAGCACACCGACGAATACCGCGACGCAGCAAACGCGATTGCGGACTCATACCGCTAGGGGTTAGGTTAGGGGTTAGGGTTAGGGTTAGGAGTTAGGGGGGTTAGGGTTAGTGTTAGGGGCGGGGTTATCCCGCCCCTAACTCCGAGCCTATGGGACTAGTTGGGACTAGGAGCCGACTAGTCAGAGAGTTAGAGAAAGAGTTCATTAGAGTTCTAGTCTTGACTTGACTTATCTTGATTGACCCCCTAACCCCCCTCGGGGTTCCGACGAAGTACCCGTGGTGGCTCGCGCTAGGGCCATACTTTTTTTTTACCAAATTTGTGTCGTAGAAGCTCAACCCCTTGCCCTCTGCTATGCTGGGCGTAACATGTCCACCATGAACTACGTTATTCGATTCGAAAACGGAAACATCGGTACCTGGCGCGTGACGTCTGACGATTGGGAAGAGGTAGCTCTGACCCCACGACAGGCCCTGGAGATGATTGCCACACGGGAAATCACCGACCGAAACAACGATATTGCCACCATGTCAATCCGCTGGCTGGATGTCCCTGAATGGGAAGAGATCCCAAGCCCGGATGATTTCGAAGCCTTCCACCCTGCGAGGATTCCTCAGCAGTGAGCAAACACGCCCTTTCCGGTATTAGCGCCAAGGCGGTCGTGGAGGCGGTGGCGAAGTCCCGGCCTGGTTCGGATATAAGCGTTTGGTATTATGCGATTGAGGCGATCAAAGCCATACAGCTGGGACACCCAGAACGCGTACCGCTCGTGAATGGCCGTGCGTTTATGGAGACGGGCGACCTGCGGGGACTTACCGCTTCCGAGATCGCTTCGCGCCTTTCCCTCCCAGAGGAACTTCTGCACCGCATTTCGGACATGTAAGGGGCTCTCGTTCGGGCTTCTCAATCTCCCCTGCGGCGGCGAGAATATCTTCAATATCCTGGGCGTCAAACCCTGTTCCTGCGATGGCGTCTTGCTGGGCAAGGAGCGTCAGCATGTCGGCAAGGTACGGCTCGTCCCAGCTGGCAAGGTCGCTCATGCGGTTGTCGGCAATCAGAATCTTCCGGGCCTGGGTGTCGTCGCAATCAACCCAGAAGACGGGAAGGGTCGCCAACCCCGCAATCCTAGCGGCTTGGAGGCGATGATTCCCAGCGAGGACCCTTCGGGAAGAAATTTGGGCGACGATGGTGCCAAACCATCCGTTCTCGGCGATTGAGGTGCTGATGGCGCCGATATCCCCCTGTCTCGGGTTCTCCGGATGGACTTCCAGGCTGTCGATGTTGACGTACTCGACGGTTCCGTGCAGTGGTGTGGTCATCATGCTCCTCTTTCATTTCAGCTTGTCAAACCCAAACGCCTTGGCAATTTTCTCCATTGGGTAGCACCCAAGAAGTACCCGGGGCGATTGCACCCCAATCGGATAATACAGTAAGGCTGGAACAGAGGTAATCCCTGCTGCTGCCATTCCTGCTGCCATGCGTGAATTTTCGTCAAAATTTATTTTTGCAATAAAGATCTTCTCGCCGTATTTGTTGTCGAGCCGCGTCAGCTCGGCATCCAGCATCAGGCAGGGCTCACACCAGGGCGCCCAGACATCCACCAAGACCGGCTTGGTAGAGCCAAGGACCACTGGGCCAAATGTCTCGTCAGTAATGCTAAAGATCATGGGGTTATTTTACCAGTTCCGGAAGCCGAAAGCGTCGCTCTAGCTCAACTGCTGTAGTGGCACCGACGACGGAGAGCGGAGCTTCCCCCTTGCCTGGGTAGAAGATGATGGTGGGGATAGAGCGGATGTAAAGGCTCCGTGCGGTAAGGGGGTTCTCGTCGACGTTGATCTTGGCAATACGGAGCTTCTTGCCGTACTGCTCCTTCAGTTTTTCAAGCTCTGTGGCGACCGCCTTACATGGCTTGCACCATGGAGCCCAGAAATCTACGAGGATTGGGCTTGTCGATTCAATAATGTCGTGCTGAAATTGTGCGTCGGTCGTTGAAAAAATCGACATGTGTCCTCCACAGACAGTGTAGGGCCGGAGGCGTTCAACCCCCGACCCTACGATTGCTCTTCCTCCGTTAATCGGTAGAAGAATATACCGCATGGTACGAATCCATGCGAGACGCAATCAATCTGTTAGAACGGCATTTCGTCGAGGTCCTCTTCGACCTTCGGAGCGCTCATCCCGCCGTTGCCTTCGTTGATGTTCTTCACACTGCGTGACAACACCTGGAAGTACTTTGCGTGAATGTTCAAGTCAGTCCGTGTGGTTCCTGACTTGTCTTGCCACGAAGAAACCTGTGGGGTTCCCTCGATCCAGATAAGGTCACCCTTCTTGACAACCTTCTCTGCAAGCTCTGCGCGGCCATCCCAGCACGTAATCGGATACCACGTGGCCTCCGACTCGCCCTTCTCATTCTTCGCGCCGTGTACGGCAACGTTGAAGTTAGCGACTGGGCGACCCTTTGCGGTCTGTCGCGTTGTTGGCTCTCCGCCGACGCGGCCGATCATCTGTACCTTGATCATTGCTTAACCCTTCTTCCTGATCGGATTAATATGCGCTCAGGTGCTCTGCATGGCGTAGGGTAACGTGGACACCGATCTTGTCCAAATCACAATACTCCTTGGATGCAACGACTCGCACCACGTGCGCATCATCCACCCACACCTTTGCGTCTGTTACACCGTCAAGCACGGCTCGGACCAACTTGTCCAAATCCGGCTTTGACGTATGGCTCATGGGGGCTGAGTCTTTCAACCCCTTAGCGCCGTAGTGATGCTTGGGCCGTGGCAGCAGAAACCGCAACACCACCCAATATGGACTGTCTGGCGGGGTCTGTCGGTGCATGGCAACTGCCGTGCGCACCTTGGTCCGCCAACCCTTCAGCTTGCGGTTTGCCGATGTAATCACCGGCCTACCGTTATGCATGAAAGCAGTAGTAGATCCTTGCGGGATGGGAAGCCCAGGGATGAAGAGAGAGAACGTTACTTCTTCCACTGTAGTGGGCGGTGGTCCGCCGTCTCCAACTTGATTGTACGGCACATCTGCTGTAACCGCGATACGGTTGCCCCATATCCAAGACCGTCTAGCTCGTCCAGCGTCCGATTAGATGTCACGAGCATTGGGAGCATGTTCTGGTAGCGGGACTCAACAAGCACGTAGAGGCGCTCTGTTGCCCAGTCCGTTGCCTTCTCCTTACCGAAGTCGTCCAGAACTACGAGCGTTGCCTTGGTGCAGGCAAACTCAAAGAGGTCCTGGGCTGCGGATTCCGAAAACTTAAATGAGGCACGGATGCGGTCAAGGAAGATCGGAACGTTCAGATAGCGAACGCCTGACTGCCCGTTGCGAACGCGCTCCATTGCTGCTGCGCATACAAGATGGGTCTTACCTGTGCCTGGCTCGCCAAGCAGAAAGAAGCCTTCGCCACGTGTTTGCTGTGCCGTGCTGTTTGCCCAATCGAGCGCCACGTCGTAGGCCTTCTGGTTGCCCTTCTCTGTCCCAAACTCAAGAAATGTAGCGCCAACATAGCGCGGGGGAATAAGGGTTGCCTTTGTCATGCGATCCAGTACATCTCGCTGTTGGGCAAGGTGCAGCTCTTCGGCATTTGGAACTTTGTGCTCGCCCAGCTGAAATGTCCCAGCAATGCGCTCCAACTCAGGACTCAATGAATACATCCCTTCCTCCTACTTTCTTTTCTGGCTCCCACTTCTTGAAGCCGCTCATCTTTTGCACGTACGCTAATGGGTCTCCCGTCACATCTCGCAGGGCTGCGTCAGCCATTGCAGACATGATAGCAGGAATTCCGCCTGGGTAGGTTTTCATGAGCTTGGCAATACGGCTGTAATCGCCACGCTGTAGGACAATGCCAAACATCGCCCCCATGAACTCCCCCAACCGGCCTTGCGTGTTTGGGCCAGAGACAACATATTCCAACCACTCCTTCATGGTGCGGTAAACAATCTCTGTGCCTTCTTCGTCGCGTAGGCCTAGCCGTTCTAGTCGGGCAATTGCTGAAGCGGCCTTCTCCGCGCGCTGCTGCGCCCCAATGGAGTCTGGGGTCTCTTGCCATTCGTCCCAGTCGTGAACGACCAGTCCGTCAAGCAGCCCAACCCTACGGAAGATTGGCAGGTACTTTGCGTTCTGGGTGCCAACCATCGCTTCGATGTGCTGGTCAGACTCAAACACGCCGCCACACTCTGAGGCTGCGCAGAGGATCGTTACCCATGCCCAGCGAGCATTGTGGTCTGGTAGCCGCCAGATCTTCTTATGTCGCGGTAGGTCGGCGTAGCACTTCCAATAGTGCCGCGCAATTACCTCAGGCGATCTCGCAGGTTGTCCGAGATACGCACCACTGGCAGGAGCTTCTTCAAGCCCTCCTCCGTTTTTGGTAGCTGTTGCGGGTGACTCTCCCATTGGTTGCAAGCCTCCTTATACTCGCACGTGGCGTGCGCAAACGCCGTTGGATTAGGATACACAATCCCTTGTTCCATTGCCGTCAGGACCACTCGTGCCTGCGTGTACAGGCGGTCGATATCGCCCTGATTGCGCGTTGTGACTCGTCGGTCCACAAGCGGACCCTTTGCGTTCTTGCTAATGATGTTAAAAGTAACGCTTGGGTCATGGTCGTAGTTCTGGCGTACCGCCATTGTGTAGGCAGTTGCCTGAATGTCACCATGCTCCCGACCCTCTTCCCACTTGCGCGATGCAGTCTTGTGCTCAACCACATCGTTGGTATCAAGCAGCAGGTCAACCTGCGCCTTTAATTTAATGGGAAGCTTGCCAAGCTTGCTGTGGGTAATGTCGGAAAACATTGTGTGCTCAATATGCTTGCCATTCCACTCGTCGCCAGCATAGATGGCAGCCTGGAGCATTGTCTTGCCCATTTGGCCCTGGCCAATCGGATCGGCGTCCTTTTCGGCAGCCCAGTCAACCTTAGCCGACTCTTCAGCAAACGTCTTATCGTATTGCCGATATGCCAGACCAATGTCGCCAGTAAGCTTGCCCCCGTGAAGCGGCGCGTACCAGCCAGCAAGGCCAGCGTGCACCGAAGTCCCTAGGGCAAAGAATGCCGCAGTCTTATCAGTCCAGAGACCAAGGCGATAGCGATACCACCAACGCAGCGGACACGAGAAGTACTCCCGAATCTCGCTGACGCTAATGTGCTCGACATCACGCTCATGCATTACAAGGCAGCCTTGCGGCTCTTGTACACGCTCTGAAGGTAGGTCTTGTCGTCGTCGGAAATCTTGGCGGTAGCAATCTGCTGACCGATCTTACCAAGTTCCGCTGCGGTCGTCGCGCCGTTGATGGCGTCTGCCCACTCAATGGCGGCAGGGCTTGGTCCGTCAAACACAGCGGCTGCTGCGCGGAGAACCTCTTCGTCATCAATCTTTTGCTTCTCGCGCTCCTGCACTGGGCTGGTCTTGGCAACCCCTGCCTTAGAACGGATTTCGTCGTCAGAAGCAATGCGCTTAGATGGCAAGCCAGCCATAACTAGCGAACGACCAACGGCAGAGGTCTCGCAGTTCTCAATCTCTGAGCCGCGCGTGTATGGGGTGCTGCCAGGGATTTGCATGGCGCTATGGCCAACCCCTGCTGGCTTCTCGTCCGGAGCCTCGCCACGATATGCCTTAGCCTCAATGACCACGCGCTTGTCGTCGTGCTCTAAGACCGCAGTCTCAATGCGACCATTTGGGTAGGCCTCATACCAAGCGCGAATTCGCTCTGCCACATCAACGTAATCCTTTAGCGCACTCTTATCAAACGCCACTTAACTTTCCTCCTTCATGTCCGAGAACAGTTCGCTCTCGGGAATTCCTAAATACTCACTCAGGCGCTGACGCATTGCCCCGCTCATCGGAGCGTGACCATACTGCACCTGGTTGAGGTAACCATACGACACTCCGAGATGCTTTGCAATCCAGCGCCGCTTAATCCCAGACTCTCGAATAATTTCCCATACCTTTGCGGTCTCCCGCTTTTGCGTAAGGCGGATCTGCTTAAAGTCGTCTCCGCTTTGCTTACTCATCGGCATTCACCTTTGCCAATACTCCATCCTCCAGCCACCGAACTGCCACGTGGGAGATTCCCTCGCAGGCCGATAGCCAATCTTCGTGCTCCCAATGCCCCTTGTTGCCAAGGATTTCCTGGGCTTTAGGAATTGCGTCCTGGAGGACGGCAATCCGTGTTGCAGGGTCAGCCGGGAGCTCAGCTGGGAGAATTTCCGCTAGGGCGCTGGCGCCCTGAATGTATGCATCTTCGTACTGCATAAAGCCTCCAATACTGATAGCAACGTGCTATCTGCAAGGATAGTATCACACCTATTTGGCTGGGTCAACCGACTCTGTGATTGCCTTGGTAATGACCTCGTTTTCGGTCTTGGCAACAAGGCAGCGGATGTGCTTTCGGGAAGAGCCAATCTCGACTACTGGGCCGAGGTCTTTGAAATATGCAGTTTTGTGGGTAGATCCGTCAGTTCTGTTTAGGCACTCAGGCATGTCGCACACAAGCCTGCCAAACATGCCCTTATTACCGTCCCATCGCCCAAAATTATTCATAGTGCCCCCGGAGGTATTCGTTAATTGCTGCCCGCCAAATCCGACTTGCTTCGGTTTTAATTCGGTGGTGGTAGCCGCATAATACCACAAGATTTTCTTCTACGGAAGGTCCGCGCTTGCCGAACCCAGAATTGTTTACATGGTCGACTTCTAAGACGACGGGCTTGCCAGGGCCCCATTGGCTACCGCACTCACCGGTCATTCCAATGCCGGGGCCGATACAAGACCGCTCGTCGCGCAGCATGACGGCAGCGTATGTGTCTTGGGTAACGGGGTCTTTATGAGCCACGCTTCTTCTTCTTAGGCTTCTTGTCCGGCTCCTCTTCCGGCGCTGCCCTCTTTGCTGGCTTGGCTACGCCTTCTTGGCGCAGAGCACGGCACGGTAGGCAGAAACAAGTTGCTGGGTGGTAGAACTTGTCGCTCATACGCGGAAGTTTGGGTCGAAGACAATGCGCTTGCCGTTGCGAACCATCCGCTCGTGTAGTCCAACGTGCTCGCATACTTTTCGGCCAAGTAGGTCTTCGGTGTTGTATTTAAGGAACCCGTCAAACGCATCCGCACGATAAAGGGCAGCAGCGTTGAAGGCTGAGATTACTTCCATTGGCTTATCAACCGTAGGCATAAAGTCTTTCCACTGCTCAATGGCTTCGTAAGTGGCAAGCTTCTCGTTCCATCCTTGCACTCGGACCAGCCAGTAGTACCGCTCCCAGCAGTCGTATTCCAAAATTTCTGGAATCCGTAGCGCATAAATATCGTAATAACCACCATACCCGTTTGCGGTTACAACGTCGCATTCTGTAATGGTGTTCATTGCGGAAACAAAAGACTGTGTCTCCAGGGGCCTGGAAAAGACGTCATCCATATCGACGTTTAGGATCATCTTGGCGCTATAGAAATTTACGCCGGAAAGGGCAACGTTTCGCGCGTACGAAATTCGGTCAACCCGATCAGTAATGCGCTCTATTAAACCATCTTCAGTCACTAGGTGCGCATCAAATTGATTGGCAGTCCAGCGTTGCAGCCTTTCCCGCGTATCATCGTCGGAGTCATTCTCAAATAAGCTGAAATGGATGTCTGGGTAAAGCTCTGAAAGCCAATCAAAGTTTTCCAGAACAGCGTCAAGGTGTGGCCCGACATTTCTCGCTACGCCTGTGACCCATAGCTGGTCAGAAAAGGAGAGCGGCTGCACGTTACTTCTTGTCCTTGCTTTGGCGAGATACCTTTGCCGACCACGACTTTCCAGGATCTCCGCCCCACAGCGCCCAGGCGATACGCCCGTTGCTTGGGAATCCTTCTGATCCTGGTGCCCAGCCCTTGCCCTTCTTGTCAACTTCGTGACGGGCAAAGTACGCATTCATCTTTCGAATGCGAGCTAGGGTAAGTCGGTTGCCGATAATCATTCGCGCTGTAGCCTGACCTGGGCCAATGCCGCCGCGACCAAACTCTTCTCGCCACTTCAAACCCTTGCGGGCTTCGGCCTTGGCTCCAGCTGGGGCGACTGTGCTTGCGCCTTCTTTCTGGGCTTCAATTGGGTCGTTAGAAATGTTTACCGCAACAAACGATGCGCCAATCTTTTTGTACTCGTCAGCAAGATCGTCGGTCTTTTCAATAATCTCCAACTGCCCGTCTCGCAGCAGCTTGCTGGCCGCGTAGAGGCGGAAGCGATTTTCAGTGCCTTCTGGCCAAGTGTTAATAATCAAGTCGTCATATGGAATCTCATCGTCCTTAAGCCACTCAGCAATCTCTTCCTTATCGTTCTTGAAGCCAACAACAATAGCAATGCGCCGACCGGAATCCTTAGCCTCAGCAATTGCCTCAGCAACCTTTGGTCGGACTTCCCAATCCTCGTCGTATAAGGCCTCAATGCCGATCATTAGCCCAAGAAGTGCCTTGCTAGTCTGCTGTTGCGGATTCATGGTCTCCCCCTGATTTGGCTCCTCGCCAGGATTGTCTGGGCCGCCCTGTGCTGGGGCTGCCCCGCCGTCCTCTGGTCCGGTTGGATTGTTTGGGTCTTCTGGCTTTCCAAGCGCCACGTCAAGGTATTCCTCGTAGCGCGAAAGCGGGATGTAGCCTTTTGGCGAAGGAATGAAAATGTCATCGCCCATCTCGCCAATGCCCTCATGCCCGCGCTCCTGTAGCGCCTCGTTCAGCTTTAGCCACGGCATGCCAGAGAGGGCTGACTTGTAGTAGTCGGACATTGCGCCCTGGCTCTCTCGGCCAACTTCCGTGTAAACAAACCGTAGATTCTTGTCATAGCGCCACACAATTTCACGGGTCATGTACTCAGCAATAAGGTCAAGGAGCGGGGCAATGCCGTTGTCTTGCGTAAACGCGGCGCCAACCTCAGCGCTGGCACGGTTGACGTCCATGGTGATACCAATGTCTTGTGGCTGTACGCCAAACACGGCACAGATCTTGCGGGCAAGATAGACCTGCCACTCCATGAACTGCATGTCGCGGTTTGAAGAAGCAAGCGGAATCCACTGAACGCCCTTGCCGCCGCCGGTAATGGCAATCTGACTGCGTCCAGAAATCTCTGTGTCCCAGTACGCTTTAAACGAGTCAACTTGGTCTGCGCGGATGCCCTCGCCAAGATGCAGAACCCCTGGGGGCGCCGCCTGCGAAACAGCTTTAGCGTTGTAGGCTGCGGCCGTCAGGTCTGCCTCAATAGTGTCTGCCAGCACTTCAAGCGGCGACAAGCCAATAGGCGAGTACGTTACTGGGTTGGCAATAATAACAAGGAGCTCGTGGTTCTTGAACTTGCGAATCTGCCGACCCGTTTCGTCAACCTCGTAGTAGCGTGGGTCGTTATCGTCTTCGCCGTCCCACTCGTTGTTGAAGGCAATGCTTCCGCCGTTTTTGGCAATAAGCTCCGCAACAGGCTTAGCGCCTTCAAGGCCAATTGCCCCACCACGGGTTGGGATAACCTCAATGCAGCCTTGATCAAGAACAAGGATGTCCTCAACAACTGGCTCAATAAGCGAGCGCCAAGAATCCATGCGGCGATTTGGATAACGCAACAGTTCCTTGACCTGGTTGACTTTGCGAACGGTGCCGCGCTCTTCTCCATCAAGCGTAACAATGTCCCACTTTGCGCGGCTCACTTGTGTGCGGCGCAGGTTGATCGCGGCGCGAATCCATGGATTGCTGCGTGACCACTTGCGAAGCTGAAGAACGCTTCGGCGGGTCATCTGCACGCTGCCAACACCACGGGCGTACGGCCCAATGTCGTAGTCTGGAACAATCGCCGATCCGCCGCTCTTCAAGCTGGGGGCTTCGCGATTCAGTATTCGGTCAATTAGCGACCTGTCATCTGCCATTTAGCCTCTCCCCCGAATCCCGCCCCGCAGTGCCCTGCGAAAGATCGAGTCCGTCATTTGTCTGTTTACGTGGTCCTGCATCTCTGCTCTGGTGCAGGATACCACTCTTCTCCCGTTGCGATACGTCATTGTGTACTGCGACATGTATGGGCTCCACCATACAGGAACTACGCATGTAATATCAACAAACTCAACCTCTACGGTTGATTGAATGTCAGGATTCATCGTCTGTCAAGGACTCCAGCGCCCAGGCCTTTGCTTCTGCCTCGGCCTCTTCAAGAGTTGGCAGCGTCGCCTCTTCCAGCTCTTCTTCTTTTTGTAATATTTCGTCAAGTCGCTGATGGTATTTTCTTGCCTGCGGAACACTCATTCTTAGCGACTTTAAGTGTTTGTGGCAATTAGGGCAGACCGCATATCGCTTTTGGCCCTTGGCCCGTGGAACCATTGGTTCAAGGACAAGGATGTTTTCGGTGTGGGACTCCCCAACCAGAATGGTGCACAAGGCGCAACGGTGATGGGCCTTGCGCTGCCGGTCGTAGCTTTCTAGGATCGGCTGTATGGTGCGTTGAAGGCGGAGAAGTGCCGACGCCAGGTCCTGTACCTCAGAGCCCGACTCTCGTATCTGTTCGCAAAGTATGCACTTTTCCATTGGGTAATGTTATCATGTTTTTGAGATGGTATAACACTAGACACACAACTGCGTGCAGATACTATAGGTATAGATTTGTAGCGCGTTGTGTTACAGGATAAAGCATGTGTATTATCTATCCGCTAACCATCTTGCGTTAGCCAAATAGGGGGAATCATGTCTGATTTCAAGATCTATACGAACGCGTTAAAGGCCTATGAGGCCGATAACGGCGACCGATACGTCACTGGCACCACTTCCTCAACCATTAGGGACCTTCATGGAGATGAAATGACCTTATCTGCTTTGAAGAGCATGGAGGCAACGGCAAAGCAGAACATGACCATTTGGCTGAATCACGAATATCAGGTCCCAGACGATCTTTTCGGCTCCGTCAAAGACGCTAGAATAGTAAAAAGAATTGACGAAACCGGTCAAGAAGTGTTTGACCTTGACGTTGATATTTCCGTGGTTTCCGAAGACGAAAACCCAGAGGCAATCCGTGCTTATCGCGCAATCAAGCGCGGTGTCAAGCTTGGTCTGTCTATTGGCGCAAGAGTTGACAGAGTTAGCAAGAAAGTTGACAATTCAACCGGCGAGGAGACCTACGTCATTGACAGCGTCAAATTGATGGAGGCTTCAGTCGTTGGCATTCCTGCCAACCAGCGCTCGTATTTGCAGAATGCTATTAAGAGTCTTCGCAGCGCTTCTGTTGAAGAGCAGAAGGCGGCAGGCGGCCTTAGGGTTGGCGATATGGTCAGCTGGGGCGCAAGTGGCGGGACCGCTCGCGGCAAAATTACCAAGATTGTCCGAGAGGGTAGCGTGAAGGTTCCTGATTCTTCATTTACTATCACTGCCGAAGAGGGAGACCCGGCAGTCCTTATTCGCGTGTACAAGGACGACAAGCCAACCGACCGAATTGTTGGCCACAAGATGTCTACCCTTCGCGCCGCTAAGTCTTTTGATGAACTTGTTAGCAAGGCTGTTGAAGTTGAAGGCCAGGCTAGTGCCGACAAGGCGCCGCTCATTGGTGCCCTGTATAACCTTCTTGCGGAGGCAACAAGTTTTTACCTAAAGGCGCATGGCGCCCATTGGAACGTTGTTGGTGAAGAGTTTGCTCAATACCACAAGCTTTTCGGTAAGATCTATGAGGATGTTCATGAATCCCTTGATCCTATTGCGGAAAGCCTTCGCAAGCTGAACTCGGCAGCTCCTTTTGAGCTGAAGGATTTGGCCCAAATGACTAACAACGCTCCTCAGGCAGAGGGCTACGAAGCCGAAGCTCTTGCCTCTAACCTTTATGCTGCTAACGAATCTCTACTGGAAAACATCATGGTTGCCTTTAAGGCGGCCACCGATGCCAACCAGCAAGGGATTGCTAACTTCCTGGCCGAGCGTCAGGACATGCACCAGAAGTGGTCATGGCAGCTCCGGGCTTCTCTTGCCGAGGAGCCAGGCGAGGTTGAAGAACCAGGCGAGGCAGAAATACTGTCCTCTGCAATCAAGCAAAACAAAGGCCCACAGGGCAACCTATTGGAGGTAAAGAGCGTGGAAAACGAGAACGAGATTATTGTTGACGAGGCCGTAGCGCCCGTTGCCGAGGAGCCAACTGCCGTTGAGGAAGTTGCTGCCGACGAGGAGCCAAAGGCCGAGCACATTGCAGTGCTTGAAGAGCTTGGCGCAGAAGTCGTCAAGGATACCGACCTAGAGATTGCTGCCCGGCAGGCCCAGGCGGCCGCCGATGCTGCTGCGGCAGCTGCGGTTGCCCCAGAGGCGCCAGCAGAAGAGAAGGTTGAAGAGGAGCCCGTTGCTGAGGCCCCAGCTGTTGAGCCAGAGGCTCCGGCGGAAGATCCAGCAGCGGAAATTGAACATGCCGCAGAGCCAGAAGCTGCTGCGGATGAAAAGTCGGACGATACAGCAACTATTGCCGAGGTCGCCGAAATTGCCAAGTCTGCGCTAGATGCAGCACTTGCAGCACAGGCAGAGGTCATCGCCCTGAAGAAGAGCGTTGCCGAAGTAGTCGCCGCAAAGGCCAAGGTCGAGCTGGAGTTGGAAAAGACATTGGACCTGGTTGGCAGACTGATTGACGTCCCCGTCGGTCATGTTCCAGCCGTTAAGCGCGCCTCGGGCGAGATGGCAACATCCGCACCTTGGCTAAGCCCATACATCCAGCGTGTGCTGGAGACTCAGGAGTAATAAATCATGAGCGACAACCGAGAGATCCTAGGCGGAGCGTCTAAGGGCCTTGAAGCCCTTAACGAGTCCGTGGTGACCCGAGATTCGGGCGCCGGGAAGACTTTCGACGCCGCCGAGGCCTACGCAATTCAGAAGGACCTTCGCAAGAAGTTCTCAAAGATGAGCACGTCGGACCTTCACGAGATGCTTGATATTCAGGCTGCTCGCGAGACCGGCAAGCAGGCTTCGTCCGACGTCCTCAACCAGCTGGCAGTTGCTAACCCCAACATTGCCAAGCTTCTCGACAGCAGCGGCGGCACGGCTCTTATCCGTCAGGACCTGGAGCCAATCCTTTACTCGCTGTTCGTAAAGAAGTTCCCATTCTTTGAGCGCATCCGCAAGGAGCCGGCAAACGGCCTCGTGCACGCGTTCAACCAGCAGACCGCTTACGGTGACGCCGTCTTCCAGACGGAGACCGGCACCGTGACCGATGATGCCGCGACCTACGTTCGCCAGACGACCAACGTGGCCGTCCTTGCGACACGACGCGGTATCACGCTGAAGTCGCAGTTCGCCCTTAACCAGGGTGGCGGCCCCTTCAACGGGCTTTCGACCGAGCTTGCCTCGGGCGTAACCGCCATTGCTCACAAGCTTCAGTACGCCCTCTTCCAGGGCAACGCAGACACGACGGCCTCGGCTGGCGCTGCGACTGAGCTTGGCGCGTACGACGCAAACGGCTTCACTGGTCTTCGCAAGCACCTTGGTACGGCGGCTGGCAATGCCCAGATCGTTAACAAGGGCGCAAGCGCATACCTCGCAACGATCAACTCGAACGTTGCTTCAATTCTCAACGCGGGTGGTAACCCGTCGGCGATCCTTTGCTCGCCTACGGACTACGCCGGTCTTGTGAATGAGGTCACGAACCTTGTTCGTTACAATGCCCCATCGCAGGGACAGCAGGTCATGGGACTCACCCTCGGAACCGTTGTTACGGCCGCTGGCGAGCTTCCACTCCTCCCAGTTCCGGGCGACAGCATTGGCTCGTACACGGTCAGCTCGACCAACTACCGAGACATGTATGTTGTTGACGAGGATGCCTGGTCAATGCCATACCTTGGCTCGGACTCGATCACGACGCTGGAGATTCCAGTCGGCGTGAACGGTGCCCTTTCGCGCCTCTATATCATGTATGTGATGTTTGGCCTTTCGAACAAGGCACCTCAGTTCAACGGCAAGATTCGCGTCACCGTGTAATCTTCCCGATAGGGACTCATGTGGGGGCGGGGCTTCGGCCCCGCCTCTACTATTTAGAGGTAAAATATGCCGCGCAAGAAAATTGTTAAACCGCTAACCATGGAACAACATGCAGCAAACCTTGCCAGAAAACATATTCAGGCAGTTGCTTTTAGAAAATCTAATCAACTTGTAGAGATTGAATGGAAAATGGACGGCGTTCTGGGTCTTGACGGCGGCTACTTTGTACGTTTTGTCAACAAAAGAGCAAAAATCCCTGCTAAGTATTTAGAGAGCGCAGAGCGAAGCGGGTGCCGCCTGGTTCGCAACGAAACGTAGATAGCCCCCCTATGGCGCCTAGCCAATAAATTTTGGAGAATACGAATATGGCTGTAAAACTGACGATCAACGTTTCAGACATTCAAACCGCCGTGGCAACGTATAACGCCATTCAGGTGGGCAGGGCAGCCACGTCCGCCCACGCCGCAGCTCAAACCGGCACCTTTACCAACCTTGGGTCGGTTATCACCCTTAACGCTGTAGTGTCTACCTACGAATACACAGATACGGGGTGCGCAAGCAATCAGTGGAGCACCTGGCGCCTATACAACACCAGCACTTCCGCAGCGGGCTCCTGGGTAACCCCAGTGCAGGGCCAGCCGCTTGGCTATATCACTGTTGACGAGTTCCGCTCTTACGAGATTGGCGACCTAACCGACCCAGACGGCACCCCACTCAGCGACCAGAAGATTGAGCGCCTTATTAAGGCTGCCGGCGGGCTTGCTGACTCCTACGTGGGCTACTCATTTGAGTATGTGCAGAACACGGAAAAGCATCCTTGGAACCAGAAGAACCGTCGCGTATATGTGCGTCAGCGTCCAATCGTTTCAGTTTCAGAAGTCAGCGTGCACGTCAGTGCCCAGCAAAGCGCCAGCTTCACCGTTAACGACTTTTACATTAACGAAGACCGTGGCTACGTTGAAGTGACTTCGCTGGCCGCCGTAACCTACTCTCTATTCCCGGCTATTGTTGCCCTTGGCATGATTGAGCCCGTTGTTGAGATTACCTACACTCACGGCTATCAGGCAGCACCTCAGCCGGTCAAAGATGCTGTTGCGATGATTACCGTTGACCTGCTTGCTAAGGACAACCTTGTTAAGCAAGGCATGGGTGGGCTATCCCGTTTCCGCATTGGCGAGTTTGAAATGTATGCCGCAAACCCACAAGGAGAGCGTGAGAATGGCAGGTTGGGAAGCAGCTTAAGAATCCCACGTTCCGCTATGGCGCTTCTTGACCAGTATCAAGGAACAGCATTGCGATGATTCCAGGATTCAATGCGTCAATACAGCTTACGAGACCAGGAACAACGTCGCAAGATGCAATGGGCACGCCCATCCGAACCACGTCTGTAGTCTGGACCAAGAAGGGTCACTACCAGAAGCGTTACAACATTGAACAGCAGAATGACACTGGCCGCCGGGCTGAAGAGTTCTACGAATTCTACCTACCGTTCCTTACTGGAACAAGTCGACCGGCCCCAGACGACCGCCTAGTCGTCCACGGGAAGACCTTTATTGTTATTGGTATCTTGCAGGAATCCCTTCGTCATCATCTAACGGTTAAGGCAAGAATCTCCGAGGTATAAATGAGCAAGGCTGTCAGGGTGCGCGTCAAAGGTGTAATTGGCGGACTTAACGCGCTTGCAAAAAACTTAGGGGAAATACCAAAAGAGGCAGAGGCGCAATTTGCCCGGGCGGTCCAGGTTGCCGCGTTCCAGGCGGTGTACTCAGAGGTTGCCCCCAAGGCCGCAGAGGCCGCCCCCGTTGATTCCGGCGCATTTGCGGCTGGACTCTCTGGACAGTGGGGGGCGTTTACCTCCAGCAAGCGCAAAGCCGCCAGATACTCAAACCCAGTTTTTGATTTAACGCCATACGGTGACGACATTACTGTTGAGTACGGAAGCGACCCATTTGAAGAATCCGCAGATGGCGGAGAGCACTTCTACGGGCAGTTTGTAAAGTTTAACGTTCAGAAGTACCGACTTATGATCAACCAGGCCGTAGCCGGCGCGGTCAGAAGCGCTGCAGAAGAATTTTTGGCGCAACTTATTGAGCGGGCGCTTGACAGAAGCTTTGTCCCAACAAGAACTGGGCGCGGCTACGGACCAGGAAAGCTTGCGCAACTGCCCCGTAGCCGTCAGCTAAAAATATTCCGCCAACGCAGATACATTATGAGGAAGTACGGCAGCGCCGCCTAACCAAGCCGGATCAAGTACTCCGCAGAAACTCCGTCTGGGTGTTGGAACAACAGCCACTGGCATGGCTCACCAGCAGAGGCAAGCTGCTCCTGCGCGTAGGTGTTGCTGCTTTCGGTAGAGCCGCCGTTCCAGTGCACAATGCCGTTCAAGTACATCCGAACAGGAGTGTGGAAGTGCCCAGCAGCGCTGTAATCAAATGGCGCCACCGTCATGTTCCAACCCTGAATCTTCTTGCCAAATCCGTACCACGGAAAGCCAGCAAAGCCACCGCCAACTTGGTCGCCGTGGAAGAGGAACCAGCGCTTGCCGTATACCTCATCGGTACCAAACCACGCCCGCTCGCCCTTTGAGATGGTCTCAACCCACTCAACATGCTTAACGTCTTTCACCAGCATTGATGCAACCTTGTACATCATTGCGTCAGCGTTGGACTCTGGGTGGAATGTTCCCTTGCGACCAAGTCGGCCGTGATTGCCAATGGCCCCAACGACACGAATGTTCTCAAAGCTTGCGGCCAGTCGGCGCACAAGCCCAGCAAGAATCTCCGCGCCACGGAACGTTTGGTTATACAGAGATGCGTCAATCAGGTGCGCCTGGCCTGGGAAAATATCTTCTCCCTCAACAAGGTCGCCAAGCAGATAGACGCGCAGGTCTGTAACTGGGTGGTCTGCTCGTTGAATGGCTACTAGGGACTCCACCTTCTCTGCAAGCAACTCAATGCGCTCTGCGCAGACGTCGCTATTATAAGTAGGGGTAATCTTTCCAAGCTGCCAGTCCGAGAGAAGCAGGATTGCGGTTTCAACCGCGCCCTTGCGCTTATCCTTTTCTGGGGCCTTCACCGCAGGCAAGGTGATTGCCGCAGCGGCATCGCTGGCTGCCTGGTACACGGCACGGACAAGCTCTTCTCGGTCGTCTTCCTTTTGAGAAAGTTTACGAAGGGCGGCGCGATGTGCTTGCTTCAACTGCTCAATCTCGCTGCGCACTGCCTCAGAAGAAAGCTCTTCCTCTGCCGCCTTAAGAACGGCATCGCGGTTAATCCTTCCCTCAGACGCAGCCTTTGCGGCAAGCGTCCCTGGGAATACGCTTCGGGTTCCCCCGTTGTTTACTCGTCGGTCAATAAAAGAAGCCTTACCGTTCAGCAGCGTGTTGCGCTTAATGCGGTAGGCGTTAGGGGTTCGGCTTGGATATTTGCTGTAAAATTCTTCCCACTCCATGCTCACTGCATCCGCCTTCTCTTGGGGGGTCCAGGAGAGCACTGGCTTGTTATATTCTTTTTCCACAAAACCTCCAATGTTTTCGGCTTAGTTGCCGCGTTCATAGTATACCCGCTACACGGCTCGCGCACATGTTGTGTGTGTAGATGTCTGTGGTCTGGAATGTTACTGAATACTTGGTAATCTACATGCGTGGACGGTATATATGAAGCTTTCTTTACGGCGCTGAGCGGGGACTCGTCCCTGCAAACCTTGCTGGGCGGCTCGGCGACAGACAAGAAGGTATATCCGGTCACAAACACGGGACGGAGCACGCTTCCTGCGGTGCGAATCGCAGTAGTAGCGGGTAGTAGCGACTTGGGGCTGCATATTGACAGACCTGTTGTTGACGTGCTTATTTCAAGCAACGCCAGCGCGACAGAGCTAAATAATATTGGTAGTGCCATAGATGCGGTACTTAACCGCAAGCGTCTGTCTGGACCAAACGGGGCAGTCTTGCACGTAACGCGTAAAATCGCACAGCGTGACGGATATGACCCAAACAGTTTAGAATATCGGCGAGTAATCCGATATCAAGTAATTAAAACTTAAGGGGAGCAAAAAATGCTTACACTTGGTTCCGGTACGATTGATATTGCTTTCTGGAAGCCTGGCGCAGAAGCCGGCTCGGGCAGCCGCACGGTTCCTTATTTCGATGGGACGACCGGTTACGGCAACTCGGGCGAGCTTGTGACCATTGGCGAAGTCGGCGGCGACGTTGAGTTCGACATTAACTTCCAGGAGCGCGAGTTTTACGGTCAGCAGAACTTCCCGGTTGCGAAGGCTTTCTTCGGCGGCCGCTGTGAGGTTCGTGCTCGTGGTGTTGAGGTTGCTTGGGATAACCTGAAGAACCTCTTCCACAACGACCTCGGCGAGGGCACGACGACCACCGCCCTTGTTTATGGCTATGCCATTGACACCCATGACGCAAACCCAGGAAATTATTTGTTCCGCCCGTCGACAGGCGCTGGCGTAACGGATTCTTCGGCTGAGCCAAAGCTCTCCGGGATGCTTCCTGGCGCAGGGACCAGCTTTGCCGGTTACACGCGCGTCGCTGGGCAGGGTGGGCAGTCAGCCCCGATGGGTCTGCCACGTCCTATCTACGTTCGCTTTACGCACCGACGCTCGGATGACCCGTCCCAGACGGTTCGCATCCACCTGCCAAAGGCGTATAGCATGCAGCTGATGTTCCCGTTCAAGCGCGAGGATATCTCGACGTTGGACTTGGACTTCTCGGGCACCGTTGATCGAAGCTGCAAGGTTTCGAGCACCGTTACCCCGTCAGTTGTGTTCGTTCAGGCCTAATTTAGGTCTTTAACGACTAGACAGCAAGGGGCCGCTGGGAGCAATCCTGGCGGCCCCAAGCGACCGCTATAAGAGTCGCACCCAACGTCCACACCGGGCCACACACCATCTACGCTCCCCGTAGATTCGCACCATTTTGGTGTATCATTCATTTGCAGCAGTACCGTTACGTTGACGGCACGCTATGCATAGTAGTAGCAGGAGTACATCATGGCAAACCTGTCTCAGGTTAGACCTACCAAGGTTCTTACCCTTAATGACCTGGCGGACATTGAGGAAAAGTACGGTTCACTTGATCAGATTGATCTGACCAAGTTCACTGTTATTCGCTATATCCTTTGGCTGGTCCTGAAGAAGGACGAGCCGCAGCTTACCGAGCGCGAAGTGGGCGACCGCTTTAGCCTCGACACCATGCGAGAAGAGATCGATAAGGTCATGCGCGCAAGCGGTCTTCTTGGCGGTGAGGCTGAGGGCGCTGCGGGAAAAAGCGAGGAGGCGGCAAAGGCTTAGGTTGGAGCGAAATCGACTGGGGGAGCATCATGGCTTCCTACGCGGACAGCTTTGGCTTTACCCCCAGTGATTTTTTCAACTTAACTCTTGCCCAGCTCAATGCCTTTTCTCAGTACGCTGAGAAGCGCGATGACGATATGAAGAAACGTTCCAAGGGCCAAGGAAACAAAAAGGGCGCAGGAACGTCAAGCATTGACTCCATTGAGCAGTTAGTGGCAACATTCGGTAAGCCGGGATTCGGCTCGTCCTAGTCTCTTGTGAGGGAAACTCGTGGCAGATACGGCAAACCAGTCTAGCACTGGACAAATATCCATTGGTCTTGATACCAGCCAATTTAAGGCTGGAACACAGGCCATCCTTGCGGATATTCGGCTGCTCACCCAGGGTCTTACTCAGTTTGAGGTAGCGGGAAGTAAAGTCGGCTCGTCTTTCCGAAGCTTGCGCCAAGCCTCTCTCTCCCTTAAGCAATTCAGAAGTGCCGTCGACGCGGACGCGATACCCGCACTTAGAAAACTGCAGACGCAGGCAAACGCCTCTGCTGCAAGCCTAAGCCGAGTGTTTAATATTGGGGCACAGCCCAATAACGCCGTTTCTGGCATCCAGCGAGTTACCAATGCCTTGGCGGCACAAGAGCGCCAGGCAATGCGAACCGCAGACGCTATGGCGCGTGCTGCCATGTCGCAAAACCGCACCGGAGCGATGGCATTTAGAAATGCTGGTCGCTCTGGTAGCGGGTCGTTTGGTCGCGGTGGCTCTGGAACTGGGGCCGCAGGAACGCGCGGCGCCCGCTCCTCACTAGACGATTCCGGGGCGGCTGCCCGCTCTATACCCAGCATAGCAAGCATATCAAGGGCCGCGCTTGGCCTGGAGCTGTCTAAGCGCTCTGGCATGCGCAAGGCAGGCATTAGCTCGCGAAACAGACAAAGAGGAACGCCGCTTGCTGCTTCAGATAGAAGCCTAATAGGACTGCCATCTGAGAAGGCATTGGATTACCGCCTGTCTTCGCGCGAGCTAGGTCGATACCTTTCTAGACTTATTGCATCGGAAACTGGCGACGTTTCATATCCATCTGAGCCGTTAGACCTTAGGAATTTTGCTTTCCGTGGCAATCGCTTTGGTCCGCCAAGGTCAAAACGGAGGTCTGGCCGCTATGGCGCCCAGCAGGCAGACCTAGATCTCTTTGAGAAGGCAATAGAGCGTCAAGACATTTCTCTTCTTGAATCGGCCATTAGGGCTCCGCAAGGCCGCATGAGGGAAGATATTCGGCGTCTTCCAAACTATTTGCAAACATTAATTCAGCAGGCCAGAATGGATCGCCGGCGAAGCAGCAGATTCTTCCCGCAGTCCCAACCTGGCAAGCCAATGTCAGTTCACGTCCCGGGTCGTGGCTTAATGGAGTTTTCTAAGAAGTCAGGCAGGGGCGGCAGCGGCGGCAACAAAGACATTGACCGAATAGTTGGTCAAATTCTTGGCCAGGGATGGAAATTTGAAAAGCGCAAAGGCGGCCACAATGCCGTCGTTGCTCCTTCTGGTCAAAAGGTATTTTACCCATCATCAGCATCAGACCGCAGGGCATTGCAAAATTTCATTTCCGAGTTGCGAAAAAAAGGTGCAATTGTTGATGGCCGAGGGTACGGCGGAAAAGAGGGCAAGGGCGGTCCGCGCGAAATGTCACGACGCTCTGGTGGCAGGTCTGTCGCCGAGACTGCATTTGGCTTTGTTCCAGACCGTCGAATCCTGGAAGCAATGCGCCGTGGTGACATGTCATTTGGCCAAGAGATTGGCGCTCAACGTCTAAACACAAAAAGACTATCCACCACTGTTTCTATGGGGACAGGAAGAAATCGAGTTCGGGGCACAGCTATTGCCATGTTCCCAGAAAACGACAGGGGGCTCAGGGGCCAATCAGGAAGAGAGGTTGGGAGAAACCTTGGTCAGGGAGACAGAAAAACTAAAAGAACTAAACTTTCTCCATATAGCCCAATGGCAGAAAAAGTATACGAGGTCCTTGGTGGAATGCTTGGGGCACCAACCCCTGCAGTTGTCAGGAGAAGGCTAACACCATTAGAGCAGCAACTGGCCACTGGCGGAAGACTGCCGCAAGTTGGCTCTTCGGCTAAGACAAACATTGGCGCAACCCGCAGAGTCGCCTCCGGAAGATTTGAAAACCCACAAGTCCGTCAACGCCGGCCACTAAGCCGCAATGCATGGATGATCCCTTGGCTTGACGATTTTGAGCCAATGAAACGCGTACTTCGCGGTCACCCACAATTTGACGACGAAGTTAGAACGCAAGCAACTAGGCAGCTTGGCTCAACACGAGACATGCGACGCATCATGCTCCTTGACCAAATACTTGGCCAGACAGATCGACACGGCTCAAACATGATGGTTGGAAAGGGACGAAGCGGGAAGCGAAGAATTCTTGGAATTGATAACGAGCATGCGTTTAGCATGGGCGGCCTTAATAGGCCTATCTCTGACCTTAATAGGCAGCTAAATAATACGCCGCAATTCTCTTCATTCTCTGCGCGATATATGCCGCGAGATGTCCCTCAGGGCAGCAGCACATTGCTGCCGTGGATGACAAACAAGGGTGGCTCTGGCCTTGCAAGAATTAAATTAACAAAGCAGGAGCAAGACGCATCTGCGCGTGAAGCAAAAGTCCTAAGGGGAATCCTTGGCGGCAAGAGGTCAATGAAGATTGTTGAAGAGTCTTTCTTGACTGCTGGCTACTCCAAGAGGGACACAGATAAGTACATGGAGACTCTGCGCACACGGCTAGAAGCTGCGGCGATTACAAGAGAAGCAGAGGCATCTTCTGGGCATAGCGACGCCGGAGATTATCGGCAAATGTTGCAAATGTCGCGCCGCTCTGGTGCGCAGAGAAGGCTTGCCGCAAGAACCAGGGCAACTGGGCGCGGGGTTATGCTTCCACAAGACCTTCGCAGCGGAGATTTTGCTGAGTTGCCGAGACCGATTCGACTGCTTGGAGAAATGCTGCAAAGCAAAGACAGGGGAAGAAGAGCCCGCCCAATAGAAATGGACGATGAAACCAGGGTCTCTTTGGTTTCAGGAAAAGAAATTATTCCTGGACGAGCAAGCAGAGGCTCTAAGCCTTTAATCCCGCAAAACCTTGCCGGCCGAAGCCCAGAACAAATTTTTGCTGAAGCGCTTGTGGCATCCCACAACGCCGGTGTGCGGGTTCGGGAGATCGCACCAGACCCTGATCGACTCATTAAGGCGCAGCTTCGCGCCATGGGCGTTGGGGACCCATATGACGTTGGCGGAAAAAGGATTACTTCACGATCAGATCAAATGGCCGCAGCTCGTGCGTATCAATTGCTTAGGCGTCAGCGATTGGGAATGGGCTCAATTGCCTCGCTGGCGCCTGGATCAGTTAACGCAAGCTCATGGTTAATGCAAATGGGCGGAGATCAGGGCTCACGTCAGGATCTTCTTGGTGGCGCCCTTGATGAGATGAGTGGCTTTGATGCGTTTAGAGAGTTGAGCGCGGGCACCGCTGGGGCACGAAGGGATAGAAGAGCTGGTCAAAGCGGGAATCGCCGCATTGGGCTTAAGGGCGGGTTTATCGCCACTGTTCCTAATAGATTCCATGTCCCAGGCATGGGAGACGCTGCTGGGTTAAGAAATTTTGTTGTAGGGGCAATGACTCACAGAATGCCAGGAACGCATGAACAGGGCAAGCTTGGCGCCCTAGCCGGTCTTGGGGCTCCAGGTGTTGGAACTAGCCTTATGGCCCACGAGCTGCGTCGTCACGCGCGGGCAATCATGGAGGCCCGAAGAAGGTACCCGGCCGCCCTTGCCGCAAAATATGGCGTATCAGTTGACGATCTTGCCGGACTCAATATGGGCGGTCGCACAGCTGCGGGTCTCAGCTTAAAAGCCAGCAACTCAGGAATGGGCCTGTACGAAGCGCTTGGATTTGAATTTAGCGATCCAAACAACATGGAAAACCGCTTTATGTCTATGGGCGGAGACAAAGTTGTTGACATGTACGGAAGAATCCGCGCAGAGATTAAAAGAGTAGAGGCCCGCCTTGCGGAGCAGGGCATTGCGTACAGCCCAATGGAGTTTGCACGTAAGTCTGGTAGCAAATCTTACCCAATGCAAGAAAAACTTGTTAGAAGGATGGGTCCAGGAGACCCAAATTATCTAGGGCAAACCGCTTTTAGATTAGGCGAAGAAGATTTGCTTGGGCCATTTACGCGCGGAACAAGATTCTACCCCCAGAACGAAACGTATGTAGCTGGACCCCGCAAAGGACAGCCAATCCCAAGGCCAGCAGGGCACCGAGGCATTCCGTATTACCAAGTAGTGACACCTAGCGGCCTGAGAATTGACAATGTGCCGGCTGATGCTCACCGAGGGCGACTGCAAGAAATTATTGCAACTGTAGAAAGCTTCTACAAGAAGTATCCAGAACAAATGCAAGAGCTTGCTGGCCCAAGAAGTACCGGGATACGGTTTTCATACGCAAAATTGCATGGGGGCGCTACAGGCACGGCATCAATCGGTTCTGGACCAGTAAATCTAATGGATTATCTACTTACGCCAGATTCAACACACGACAAGACTGGATACTACCACGACTACTACAATTCAAAGAATCCTCGCTTTGCGGGCAAGGATGGCTTTGCTGGCAGGGCAAATAGCATACACGGCATCTTTGCTCATGAGCTCGGTCACGTAATGGCTGTTGACAAATATCAAGAAGCAATGAAGCAAAAAGGTATTGGTTTTTACGGTTATAAGCCATATGATGAGTTTGTACACGGAAGCAGAAGAGATGGCATGGGTCGCGGCGTCAGGGGCTTCCATTATGACTACAAAAAGGGCATGGCGCAGATGGCCGCGCTTGCAAATGTTGAAGAGACTACTGGCGGAAGATTAAAGCCAGAAGATTTCTATTTGCCTGGCGAAATGGACGGCAAAAGCAACGTGAACGGCGGCGTTTACAGCGGCTTTTTCCATCCTGGCAGTAAGAAACAAAAAACGATGTATGGAAGTAATAAATTAGATTTTATGCCGGATGATGCTACCGAGCAAATCCAAATGCGGAAAATTGGCGAAATGATGTTGATGGGAAAGCAAGGACCGCTTGCCAGCGTCCTTCCAAAGCAATATAAAAATATTGATGAAGCAATGCAGGCATTGTGGAAAATTGGCGGATATGGCTCCATTAGGGGGCGAATGCATGTTGGTTCCGAGTGGATGTCCCAAATGTTTGCAAAATGGAGCAGTCGCGCATGGGGGGCGCCAGACGCTGCCCTTGGCGGGCATCCCAATGTAGACGCAAAAAATAAACTTGGCTATCGGGTTGCGCGCATTTTGGCAAGAAACAACCAATGGGCTGAATACAGCAAGCGCTCGGGTGGCATCGGCGGGATGCTTGGCGGTCTCTTTGGTAAGGGCAGGCCAAACATCATGCAGCAGATTACTGGCGGACAAACCTATGGGATGACGCTGCAGGACTTGCTGGGCGGAGACATTACCGGCATGGGCTCGCACAGCATCGGCCACTGGTCTGGAGGATCTGGAAAAGAAATCCTCAACCTAAAGACTATGGCTGGAGAAATTAGACAAGTTCTTGCACAGCCGATTGGTGGGGATGCATCGCAAGGTGGTCGATTTCCAAACAAGGCAATGGAGATCCTTGCTGGACTTCTTGGGGTGGAGACCCCGACAATTCTGGAGCGCAGCATTGGCGGCAGGAGAATGGCGATTCAGCCAATGGCTCCAGGAGAAACCGCAATTGACTTTATTAACAGATTAAGTGCTCCGCCATCAACACGAGTTCCAGTATGGGAAGACGACCAGATCATCGGTCACTTCTCTCGGCCACTTGGTTCTGGATCAGTCGACCCAGCATTGGCACAGCAGCCCTGGCTTGCAAGCAGGGGCGGAAGGCGCATGCAGATCCTTGATCATCTTGCGCAGACATACGACCGACACGGACTTAACTACCTTCTCAATTTAGTTGACCCCAAGGGCGGCGTAGGCTCGCCTGGAAATTATCGCGTTACTGCTATTGACCACGATCTTGCCCTTCGCCCACCAGGCAAGGGCGGAAGAAGAGTCATTGGTGGTGGCGCTGGGCCAATTGGTGTTCCCGGACAGTTCCAAGAACACCAGATAAAACTTGCAAGGGAAGAAGCCGCTACCCTTGCGGGCATTGTAACGCGGCGCAAAGTTATAGAGCCGCAATTGCTTGAAGCATTGCGAGCAGGAGGATATAGTGAGCAAGAAGCACTCGCAACAGTCGATGCTATCTTCAGACGCGCACGTGAAGCGTTTAGGAGTCGCATGGCTGAATCGCGGGGCGCAGCCCACCCGTCTGGGTGGGAACTCTCACGAAGGTCAGGAGGTGTCGGTATGAACGGCCTGACAAACCCCTTTGCCCAATACAGCAAGCGCAGCGGTGGAGCTGCTACTGGCACCCCATACACATCCCTGCAGACCGCCTTTGAGCAGGTAACTCTTACCGCCATCAAGAACCTGAAGGTATCTCTTGCTGGCCAAAAGATGAACCCACAGCTATTCCGCAGAAGCATTGAGTCCTTCCAGAAGACTATTCTTGACGCAGCTACGGGCCAGGGAGAGTTTGCTGGCGGTTCAATGCAGAAGGCGTTGAAGGGCATTGCGCCAAAAGCGCGCAAGTCCCTGATGGGCATGTTCAGCGGCATCTTGAAGGACATTGAAGACACTGGCACTGCTGCATTTGGCCGTGGCGACCTGAAAGGCATTCCTCTTCGCAAGGTGCTGTTCAGCATGCTTGGTCAAGTCCCTTCGGTCTATGCGCCAGACATTGCGCAAATTGCCGCAAATCCAGCGTTGCAAAAGAAGAGACCAAGCGGACAAAGAGACAGAATCCCAAGCATTCGCACAATCCAATATGGCGAATCTAACCTTGCAACCCTTGGCGGCGTTGGCATTGCCCCAGGCATGAGGCTTGCTGGATCGGCAACACTTGCCTCCCACTTGACTGACCAAGGCTATGATCCAAAGGCTTACGGCAATCTTGCCGGAATTCTGACCGACATGGCACAGAAATACTTCCCGTCCGGCATCAGAGGCGGCGGGCTATCGTTTGGTCACCCCCTAGCTAATGCAGGTGCATGGGCATACTACGAGCCACAGCGCCCAGGATATAACGTACAAAACCCTGGCCAAATTACTATGGACCTTGGCGGAGCGGGTAAGGGCGGCGTTGTAACTATTGGCAAGGCCATGGCAACAATGGCTCACGAAATCACGCACGCCATGGTAGACGCTTCCGAGATGGAAATAGCAAAGCTTTCAGTTGGCGTAACTGATCAAACGCAACTGCAAAAGATTCGCAAGGAAGTTGAGGCAAGACGAGGAGTTCCGTCAGCAGACAAATACCGTGCCTACTCGGGAATTTCCGGGGAATACATGTTTGTTCCAAAGGGCAAGCAGATTGGCGCAAAAACCATTCCGCTGGGAACCCCAGATAATCCAGAAGGTTTTAGCTATTTTGATTTGCCGAAAGGATCAATTACAGAAAGTGAATACAAAAAGCTTAATCCGAAGGCCAGGGCGGCATACGAAAAGGCCTATGTCACTGCGGCACAAGCTGCAGCCATAGATCCAAATGCACAGGGTCAGCATATTAATGTTCCTGGGCACTTTGGCCCGCAGGTTCGTATTCTTGAAGATGCGCAGGCAGGACTTGCCGAGTATGCGCAGATGCTTGCTGCTTCAACAAGAGTATTGCAGCCAGGAGAAACGCAGAAAAGCTTGATGCTCTCAACCCGGCAAATGAATGCCGGCGCTCGTGCAAACGCAACGGATATTGGTGCGGTCATGCCTGGCGTTGCCGGAATTGCCAATCCGTATCAAGGCGGATTGCTTAAAGCAATGGATCTCTCGGAAACTCTTGGCGGGAAACTTCGTCCAATTGCGGAATTTGCCGCGCGCATTCAGAGAAACATGGCCGGTCAGATGGTGTCTGCTCAGGCAGCAGGTGGTCTTGACGCTCGTGACCTTGGTGGAATGTTTGCAAAGGCTCTTGGCACGGCTATTGAGGCTACGCCAAAGACACAGCGCGCAAGCGTTCTTGAAGCCATTAGGCCAGACCGCATTCTTGATGCCGCAGTAGTTCTTGACTCTATTGGAAGAGCAAAGAATATTCCGGCTTTGACAAGAATGCTTGCGAATGCAACTGGCGCCACTGGCGCCGCGATTGTCTCTCATGGCGTTGTTGCTTCGGACCTTAATACCGCAGGGGATGTTCAAGCTGTTGCAGAGGCAATGGGCAAGAAGCGTGGGAAGAAGCCTGCTGAGCCACCACAGCCAGCTGGCCCAGTCCAGCCAAGCCCGCAGGTTGCAGCCATTGCGCCAAAGGGCTATGACTTGTTAACGCAATTAACAGAGATTCTTTCACTTGGTGTGGTTGGCGGCGGCAAAGAAAATATTACCTTGCGCAATCAAGTAAGGGCTCAGGCCGGTCTCCCAAATAGGCCGCTGGCGGGAACGCAACTTGCTGCAAGTAGCCTAACAGGCTCAGCAATTGCCGCACTCGCCGCACAGTATCCAGAGCTTTTGCCATTTGTTCGCGAGTACAGACCGGATCATCCGCTTCTTGGCGCGCAACCAGGAACAAAAGTTCCAGCAACAAAGCGCGGACGTCGCGGCGGACCAGTGGGGCCAACTGTCTCCGGGTCAACAGGCGTACAGCCATATGCCGACACAGCAAGCAACGATTATTACCAAAATATTGCAGATAGCATCTTTGCTTCACGCGTTGAGGACGCATTTAAGATGTTTGGCGGTTCCGGTGGATTTGGCTATAACGCACGTGGTCTTGGAAACCGCATGAACGTTTTGCGAGATGTTATGCCAGAAGATCAACTACAGGGCGGAATTGACAAGCTAAAGCAATTTGGCTCAACCATGAAAGATGCCTTCCTGAATTCAAAGCCAGTCGTTGGGTTGTTGCAAGACTTTGACGATGCAATGCTCAGGGCTGCGGACGGATCGCTGGACTTTAGCAAATCACTTGATGCGGCAACCGCGAGTAGCGGTGGGTTGGTAAATCAACTGAAAGAAACGGTAAAACTTGCCGTTGCATTCGTTCTTACACAAAACGCAGCTAATGCTATTTACCGATCTATTAGCCACCTTTCTTCAGGCTTTATTCAGTTCAACCAAGCGCTTGAAGACGCCAAGGTAGGTTTCTCAACACTGTTCTACAACGCAGGCGATTCTATGGGCGTTGCCGAGGGTCGCGCAACCGGAATGATTGAACGTTTGAAGGAATTTGCTAACGTCACGCCGTTTTACTTCACGCAGCTGCAAGAAGCAGCTGTCCGAATGCAAGCGTTTGGCCTTGACATTGGGCAAGTTCTGCAAAGAGACCCAAATACGGGCGAGCTTGTTGGTTACATTAAAAACATTGGAGACGCGGTTGCCGCACTTGGCGGTGGCGACGAAAAGATCATGCGCATTACGTATGCGCTTGGTCAGATGAACTCTGCTGGTCGCGTATATCAAAACGACATGATGCAGCTGGCAAACGCCGGTATTGCTGGATACGAAATCCTTGCTGAAGCTCTTATTAATGAGCTTGAAGCAAAAGGCAAGGATATGACTAACGATGATAAGAAAATTCTTAATGATTTGTACACAAATCGCGTAGAGGCAATTAGAAAACTTACAACTTCGGGAAGAATCTCTGGTAAGGCCTCAGCCGCTGCAATTCTTTCTGGGCTTGGCGAAAAATACGGCGGCGGAATGGAGCGGCTGTCAAAGACAATGACTGGTGCGCTAAGCACAGTCTCAGACATGTCTCAGTCACTTGTAGCAACAATGACTGGACCGCTTTATAACGCAATACGAGACCTTGTTGTTCAATTTGCCGGAGTTCTACAAGATCCAAAAACAAGCGCAATGTTTGTCGAAATGGGCCAAAAGTTGCACGGATTTGCTGCAACAATTAAAGAAGCGATTCCTGCAACAATAGCAACGATTGTTAATGCATTTACGTACCTTGGTGGAATTATTGCCAAGGTATTTGGCGGATCCGGAACAAAGAGCGCTATAGATCTACTAAGATCTGGTTTGCAAACTGTTGGAGATTTGCTGTCTAATAACGTAGTGCGAGCGGCGTTGCTTGCAAGCGTTGCGCTAAAAGCAATGATGTCAGTTGTTTCTGCAAACCCGCTGGTTGCAACAGTTGGCGTTGTTCTTGCCGCACTTGGCGCGCTACGCCAAGCGTACGAAACAAATTTCCTTGGTTTTGCTGATACCGTTGACAACGCAATGGCTCCATTGCAAAAAATGGGTCCAGATATTGCCGAATCTATCATTCCTGCATTAAAAGAACTTATTGCAGCCGCAGCCCAAGTAATTGGTGGCGGATTAGTCATAGCCCTAAAAGCAGCCCTTCCAATCATCTCAGCATTGGCTGGTGCGCTAGGCGGAATGGCCGGAATTCTTGAAAAACTAGCTCCGCTTATTGGCGCATTTATGGGTGCATGGATTGTTAAAAAGGTTGCCATTGAAGGTATGGCTATCTTGTTTACTAAACTGCAAAACGCAGCAGCCTCTGCAGCGATGTCTGCTGGAGTTGCTGGCGTCAAGATGGGTGCATGGGGGAAGCAGGGCGCCTCATATTATTCTCAAAGAATTCCAGTACGGCAAACAGAAGTTCAAACACCATTTGGCCCAATGAACGTCTGGCAGTCTGCCGCGCCAGAGCAAGGCGCGGGAGCGGTAATGGGATCTGCGCCCGGGGTAAAAATTGGCGACGCAGAAAAAGCAAGAGGCGTTATGCCTCAGCCATTCCAAAAGGTATATACAGTACCAGAACATTTAAGAAACATTCCGCTTCCATACTACACAAACCCAGGAGTTTTGTCTCCAGAAACTGGTGGCCTTCTTGGTCTTGACCCAGAATCTGGAACGGCCATTGGCGCAAGACCTGAGAACATGGTGCTGCGCACCAGGACTCTTGGCGAGCTTGCGGCTATGCAGGGTGGCGGACTTCAGCCAGAGCAAATAGTTCATGCCCAAAGAGCGGCAAAAGCGCTTACCGGCCTGCAGCAAGCAGACCTTGTAACAATGGATGAAAGCGGAACAATTACCGCAACCGAAAAGGGCAAAAAGCTTTTGCGCGACAAGATGGAAAATGCGCGAGCACGGCGAGCATTGGAAAACGATATTTCAGTTCAAGAGCAAATAAAAAGAGATCAGGAAGAAGTTGCAAGAATCAAGCAAGCCAACAAAGAAGGCAAAAAGGTTATTGGCTATGTCCCTCGCGGAATTCCTGACTATGCCAGAACACCAGCACAGCTTTCCCCAACAGAAGAAGTGCAAATGCTTCAGGGAATGCGAAGTCAAACATTTGGACAAGCGTTTGATTACAACTACACGGAAGAACTTGCCAAGAGGCATGCACAAGCCAGAGCGGCTGGAAGATTTAGAACCGGTCTTGATGGATCAGAAATAACAAACATTGGGCTTACTGGAAGATTGCGAGCGCGCGGTTCGGCAACTATTCAGACAATAAAAGACATGTTTGCCATGGGCGGCAAAACAGAAATGGCTGGAAACGTTGCCGATAAATTTAGCGGTCTTACAATGGCAGCAAGCGGTCTAATGATGGGTTTTGAAGCCCTTGGATCAGCCGTAGGAATTAATACAAAAGACCTTCAAACGTTCTCAATGGTGCTAATGGGCTTGTCCATTGTCTCCAAAGCTGTTGCTGCTGCTATGGCAGCAATTAGTGCGGCGGGTGGGGTAAAGCAAGCCCTTAGCGGTTTAGTGAGTTCAATTGGTGGCCCTGTTGGGGCCGCAATTGCAGCAGCTATGGCTGCGGCAATATTTGTTTTTAGTGAAGTTTCTAAGCACGATGCGGAAGCTCAAAAGTATCGCGATCAGAGAAAAGCGGACAAGGATCGAGAGCGAGCAATCAAACTTGGCTGGAGCGACAGCGGTCTTGGGTATATGGCTCCAAAGGTAATTGGCGGACAGGCTCAATACGATTTGTACGGTTTCTCAAATGGAAAAACCCTTGGTGGAAATGTTGACCAAGCAAAAATTGATGAAATGGTTTCTCAGGGGCTATTTAAGAAAGAAACAACAGCCCTTCCAGGAAAGTTTACATATACGCCAACCGAGGCGGGAAGGGCCGCTGGATACATTAGCGCAAGGGGCGTAACTCAGGCGGTTGTTCCAACTTTTACAAAGGCACCAACTGCCGTTGTCCAAAGGGTGGACAATCTTATGACCAGCTCTACTGGCGGTTTACTTGAAGCACCCCCAGCGGAAAGAATGGGCCAAACAAATGCAGATCAGTTGCAAACCCTAGCAAGCCTTGGGGTTGTAAGCGAAGATTTTGTCACGCAACTTGTAAAAGATATTAGGGCTGAGGACAATAGGGGTTTTAATGCCATGATTCCACTTGTTGGAATGGCATGGAGAAACCCAAGCGATGTCCTTACGCAACGATATGGTTCGTCGTATACAAACGCTATTGACAACAATATGGGTGTTAATACGCTAAATCCAGAAAAACTGCTAGGTAATCTCCTTTCTTCAAATAATGTTGGCAGAGCAATTCTTGATTCTACTGGTCTTGGCAAATATTCATTCACGGGAACTTATGCAAAAGAAGGCGTTCCAAACGAGGCAATATTCTCTACTTCTGAATCGTTAAAACTTCTTAATGATAGTTTAGATGACGCAAGCAAAGCACTAGATGAAGCTAAGAAAAAACTTGCCAAGCTATTTGATCCATTTGCTACCGCTTTTGATCAACTTATGGGCAGGGCAAAAGAGCTTTTGCAAAAAGAATTTGACCTTGAACAGCAACAGCTTAATGCAGAAATGCAAGACGCTTTGTATAACGTTGATGCGCTATACAACGGCGAAACTATGCGTCTTGGAGTTCTTGAAGAGCAATATGGATTGCTGCAAGAACAGCGAGCGGAGCAAGAAAAGCTTAACGCTCTTAATGACGCGCAGGAAAATGCTGCACGGGCAACGCTTGGTTTGTTTGACGCTCAGCAAGACCCGATTCAAGCTGCGATTGCAGCTCGCGAAGCTGCTCAAAAATTGCAAAAAGAAGAACAAAACTATCAGATGCAACAAATGGCCGAGGCTATCGACCAGGCAAAAAATAGTGTTCAATATCAGCAAACAACAACGTATTACGATGAAAAGAAAGCTACGCTTACCGCTGACCAGCAGGAGCGATCTCGCCGCCTAGAGGAACGCGCGCAGCAACTCCTTAAGGACATCCAAGAGGGAAAGATTACTGTTCAAGCAGCGCAAGAAGAGTTTATGGCAATGTTTGGCGATGCTGGCTTGCCACTCGACTCAATTCTTGAAACTGGTCAGTTCCAAGGTCAAGCACTTGCGGATATTATGGGCACTGCATTTGCTACAAGGTTCCAAGAGCTTGGCGACATTATTTCTACCACAATGGCAGACGTTGTTAAGGCTGGTATTGCGGCGGCGGCAGCAGAAGCAAACGTTGACGCTATCGTAGAGCAGATTGACAAAATTGAAAACAAGAAAGACAAGATTAAAAAGAAAGACGTTGAGGCTGAGCGAGAAAGATTAAAGCAAGTCCTTAACACTTCTCGCGCATCACTCCTTGAATACGCAACAAGAAAAGATGTTATTGGGACAGATGCATCGACCAAGGCTATTGGCGCTGCAAACAGCATGGAAAAATACATTCAAGATTTGCAGGCAATGGATTTTTCAAAATATGGAGATTTCCTTACCCGTGCTCAATTCGGCACAGAGTTTGATGCTATTTATAAACTATTTGATAGCGTTTACAGCGAATTTGGTGCACTGCAAACAGTTGCTCTTACTTTGACCGACAGCTTTGACAGAAATCCAACATCGCCTGTTATTCGACCCAGAAAGCCAAAGCCAACATCTCCACCAGCTGGATATACCAACGACACAGGAGCCTGGTACGAAAGGGGCGATAATTGGGTTTGGTATGACCTTATGGGCAACGCAATTACCTCTGTGCCAGCGCGCGCAAAGGGCGGACCAGTTGGTGCTGGCCAGTATCTCGTCGGGGAGCGTGGGCCAGAAATGCTCACCATGTTCCCAGACGGTGGTGGCTATGTCACGCCAAACCACGAGCTTCCAAGTAGCGTTCAATCCTCTGCTGGCGCACTTAAGGCGGGCAAGCAGGGACGATACTACGGCGGCCTGGTTGGTGTAACTGGTCGAGCTGACGGCGGCTACGTCGGTATAAATCGAGACCCCTGGAACTATGACGCCCCATCAGAAAGCTTCACAAGAAGCCTGGGCTTCATTGGCGACCCTATGGGCTTCCAGCAGCACTCGTTCAACGATTTTATGAATAGCCAGATCAACACAAAGACTCAGAAGAATGAACTAGCTCGTAGGTTCCCAAAGCTATACGCTCGCTATGTAGCAGGCAATATTCGCAGTAACGGGCCAAGGGGTTGGAGCCCAGTCAGGGGTCGAGCCGATGGCGGATATCTTGGGGGATGGGATTCTTGGGATAGGCCACAGCCAACCGAGACGCCAATTCCGGACACAACGGGTGGCCACGGAATAGATAGCTGGGGCGCGCCAATCGCAGACGAAAATCTTGTTAAGGGCATCCCCTCGGGAAGGGTTCATTTCCTCGGCGACCTAGACCCTATTCAAAAAATTTGGAACAAACTTGGCCCAAACAGTGGGAAGGTTGGCGGAAGCGGAAATAAAATTCGTTTTGACTGGGGCGACGTAATTATCTCAGATGATTACGCAAGGACCGGTCAGACGGTTGACCTAGCAGCCCTATCGGAAGCTGCAAGGTTAAGCCTTGCCGCAGCGCCGGAAAACATGTTTGACCCAAGCGATAGAACAAAAAGAGTCACAATCGTTGTTGTGCCAGATTTAGGGGATGGGGTAGTGGGTCGAGTAAAATACCCGACCGGACCAAGAAAAAACCACATTTACCTTAGCCCTCAGGGGACCAGCTCTCAGGGTCAATCATGGGATTTTAACAAGCGAGGAGATGCCAACACTAGCGGGTATTTAGAAACAATTGCCCACGAAACCGGCCATTTAGTTCATTCAAGAAAACACGGGACGCCGCTACTCAGGGGGCGAGGAATCTTTTCTCCGCTTGTTAGCTTGTTGAGCCTTGGAACACAGGGCGGCATAGGCTTGCCTATGGGAATCATAGAGAGAGTTGAAAAGAAAAATCCAACCCTAGCGTTAGCGCTGGCAAAGATGTTCCGACTTCCCGGGCTTGCGGTAAATACTCAGGGCCGGCTTGCTGACCTGAATAGGGACGCTTTTGTGCGGTCGGCGGCGGACCAAGGCAGAGATGTTCTAAATTGGGCAGAGTTTTCTGGAAAGAGTCCTGCTGTAAGTTTCTATGGAATGGGTTCGCCAGCAGAAAATTACGCAGATTCATTTAAGTATCACGTATTGGATCAAGCTCCGGGGAGGCATGGGGAAACCCTTGGGGAATCCCTTCTTGGTTCCGAGCCCCGCCTGGACGAACCAAGATTCAAGTCTGGAACCGGATGGGATCAGGTTCAAATAAATGACCCAGAAGCACAATATAAAAAAGATTTGCTGGAATGGAGAAAAAGAAGAGCCGTTGCCGGAACTTCTAAAATCTTAGCAGTAAGAGAGGGATGGCAAAACATTCACGACAGCATAAACAGAAAGTCAACTTTCTCCGTTGACGGAAAAGACGCTGCGTATAGGGATGTGGCTGGCGGACAGCGGCCCGATTCCTTTACGCCAACCTATAGGTCTAGCTCGGGATCTAGCGCAATAGGCGCTGGGTTGCAAGTTTTTGACAAAAATATGAACACAAAGAAAGGCAACGTCATTGCTTCTATTGCTGCTGATATTGGCCAAATGGCAGCATCTGGCCAGTGGGATTTTGGCAGACTTATCTTTAACAGAATCTTTGATTTGCTTGGCGCGATACCAATAATTGGCGGCAAGCTTTCGATGATTGCTGGTCTTGCTACAACGCTACTTAGCGGTGGCGACGTTGGCCGAGCCGGAGTCGGCATGATTGGCTCTTTGCTTGGCGAATTCCTTGGGTCCATGGCGCTTGCCCCAATTGGCATGCCGTGGCTTGGCGGATTTGTAGGCAGCATGATTGGCGGCTTCTTGGCTGACGCGATTTATACTAATATTATAAATCCAGCTGCAGCCTCAAAGCCAAACGTAATGGTTGGCGGCGGCAAATATGGTGTATATAACCCTGGTCCGAACATGCCGTTTGCACCAGGGCGGGCTTTTGGTGGGTCAATTGGCAAGAACATGCCATACCTTGTTGGTGAGCGTGGGCCAGAGCTCATGATCCCTGACAGCAGTGGCTACATGTTGCCAAATACTGGCTTGCGGGCGTTGCAGGCTCCAGGGGACTTGCGAATGGCTGGCGGAGGCGCGACAATCAATGCGTCCGTCACCATTAACAACCCTGTTGTGTCGGATGCCGCAGATATTGATAAACTTGCCGAGAAGGTAAGTTCGGCACAGGTACGCACCCTCCGTGCGGCAGGCTTCATGAGGCCAAGTTGATGAATATAACAAAAGACCTGAAAGTAGAAATACAGCCCAGGTTTGAAGGTGCTACCGACCCGTTGGCGTTTTACGACGTCACGGGTCGAGTAGACGCCGACGCTTTTGAATTTACATCAAGTGCCGACGGATCAACTGCCAATGCGGACATTGGCCTGTATACGCTATTTCCCTTTTCCGGCAAGCGCTGGAACGAGTACGCCGCAACTGAAGCTAAGTCTATTGCCGAAGCGCTGCTAGACCCAACGTTTAGGTTTGAGATCCCGCTACGCAGCGAGATAAAGATATCTCAGTCGTATGGCGACTTATCTAAGTACTACGCAGTAACGCACTACAGCCAAAGCGGAACTACAGTAACGCTTACACTTAACAAAGCTCATACGCTTACCGTTGGAAAATCAATTGTTGTTACCTTGGCCGGCAATACATCTCGCTCTCCAAACCCATTGACGCTGGGCGGGCAGCGCACCATTATCGCCGTTACCAGCACCACCATTAGCTACGCGGAAACCACATCCAGAACCATCTCCCAGACCGCTGTTGCTTCTGGTATCAATACCGCAATACTTTATGTTCAGGTAACCGAACTGCTCTTCGGTGGCGTGATGATGTCCGTGGAGGAAAAACGCGCCGGCGGGGTAATCTTGCAGCAGCTTACGTGTGCGGACTACACCGCCCTGCTGGACGAGCGCGTTATTGATCGCTACCGCGTCCCACAAAACACCTACGGCTGGGAGCTTATTACTGGTGGTGACTCGTATGAGGCGGGAAAGATTGGCGCTAATAAAATTACTATTAGTCCGTCTGATGTTCCCTCGTACACGTTTACCCAAATAGAATATGACGCTGATACACAGGTAAGCAAGGCAAGCGTTAAGGGCCCCCACAACCTTAGAAGAAACGAGCGGTTCATCTACGAGGATGCCTCTAGATACGAGTATCAAGTGGTTGGCCTTTGCGAGGACATAACCTCTTACGAAATAACGCACTACAGACGAAGCGGCACTACGGTAACGCTTACGCTAAATCAGCCCCACACGTTTATTGTCGGCGACTCTCTCAAAATTATCTTAGACGATGATGCCTCCCGCTCCCCCGACCCCCTGACGCTTGGGGGGCAGCAAACCGTTACTGCTGTTACTAGCACAACGATCAGCTACGTTGTAACGGCTTCTGGCACCATATCCCAAATTGCAGTAAGCGCCGGAATCAACTCTGCAATACTTTACACATCAGGAATTTACTACAAGGTTTGCAACGGCAGCCCGCAGCCAATTACCACAAACGGCCAGCAGTTTAAGATTTGGAATCACCAGGTATCTGTGGATAGCGCAGTAGATCACCAGCTACAAATCGGTCAAGCCATAATGGCAAATAACGAGTGGAGCGGGGCTACTGGCCTTTGGAATGGCATAGCAAAACTTTATAGCACGCAATACATTGTTGACCTTATTGAGAACTCGCGGAAGTTCTTCTTTGTCCATCGGGCCGCAACTCCTGTTGGGACCGGTTCGAGCCCAATGACTAGTGGGAACATTGTTTCACCATTCCTTGCCTCTGGCTATAACCCAGTAGGAAGAAAAGAGAGCACCACTGTTGCAACATTTACCACTAACGTTGCGCACGGTCTTTCGAGCGGCAGCACTGTGCTCATCTCTTCTGTTACGTATGCGCAACTTGCCCCGTGGACTGGTGGATTTTCTGCCGTAACGAACGTTGACGGTACCTGGTACACCGCAACGGTATCCGATATCCCAGACGCGTATAACTTTCAAGTTTTGTACTCTAGCTCTGGCGGAGAGGCGGAGTCAAGGATTCTTTATTACGATGACGGCTATCCGCTGGAGATTCAAGCGATTACTACATCAATCTTTGAAGCAATACGTTCAACCGATCCGTATAACGAAAAGTATGATCCGCTTGGGGTTAAATATCTTGAAAACATTCAAAAAGTTGAGACGGTTCGATACAATCCGATTCTCCGGTCCTGGGCCCCTGGATACCCAGAGAACGCCTACGAGGACAAAGACGCCCTGGATCGAATCACTACGGTTGCTGATTTTTGGGCTGAGCTTTCCCCAACAACCAACGCATATGCGTTTGACCCAATTGTTTCTACCACCACAAGCAATGTAAAGCACGTTCCCAAAGTTGCAATAAACGCCGGAAGACAGAAGCAGCACCGACTGCAAAATACGTTCCGCGCTGACATTGACATTGTTTCGGGAGAGCTTATTGTCACTGTCGCCAATAACTTTGTTGAAGGAGACTCGTTTTATTTGAGGAAGATTGAAGGGCTTGCAAGCGGTCAAAGCCCCGCGTTTAAGACGTATGAGGTAAACGAAAACACTACATCTTCTGCGATACACGCAGACATAAACGCCGAAGACGCCGTGTTTACCCTTAGCGCCTCTGCCACAGCAGAGATTGTTATGCTGCCAACCCACGACGAGAACACCGGAACCGTTCGGGTGTACACCAGCAGGCACCATGCAATTCAGCCAGGGGATTCCATTAAGCTAAACAACTTTAAAATAAAAAACCCCGACGAATTTGACGGCGGGGCGCAGGATAACGAGTTTATAGTTGAAAGCATTAACAGCAAGCTAAATAATAACAGCATTAATTTTAGCAGCATCAACCTTAGCGTTGGCGCGGAAGACCCTGGACTTACGCTTTACCCAAGCCAAGACACACCAAGTGAGGTCACCACCTTTGAGGAGGGCGCCCAGTTCCTGACGACTAGGACAAAGCGCTACCGAATAATACACGCAAGAAAAGAGAGCGGCATTGTTGAGCTCACTTCTGTTATCGCAGAGGTAATTGTTGGGTATGAAATTGTTGATAGCAACAAGATTAAGCTAACTCTAAGCGTTGAGGCAGACTCATACTCAACAAACCAAGTTGTGCGCATCTTGGGCATGATCCCGCCGTTCTCTGGTCTGTACTCCGTATATGCCGTTAGCGGAAAAACCGTTACGCTAAAGTCATACGGGAGTGCAAATATCTTCCTTTCGAAGAGCGCAGCGGTTTCTGGCACCCCAACCTGGAACGCAGCGACCAAGGGGCTAACGGTAACTGCCACAGCACATCCATTCGCTGTCGGTGATTACGTTACTGTTTATTACGGCACTGGGTACGGTTCTGTGGTTTACCGAGAAAAGATTCTCTCAAAGACCGCCAACACATTTACGGTTGGCTTGCTAACCCAACCAAGCGCCGGATCATGGGCCGGCTACCGAGCGGCAACTGGGTACTCTTCTGCGTTTACTGCAAAGTCTTACACTTCTGCTGGCGGCGGAAGGGCAACATACACAGCAGCGTCTCATTCATTCTCGCAAGGAGACAGGGTTTCTGTCGCCAACGACATTGATGCGTGCGAGGTTGTATCCGTATCAAAAGATACCGTAGAGGTAATCGTCGGAGCAAACCCAATCAACGCCACTGGCACACTCGTTCTTGGGAAAGTTGACCAGCAGATACAAATTAACGATGTCTTAAGATATAGCACCGGCGGATCTTACGTTAAGGGGGTTGACTATGTTCTGCAGATTTCCGCACTCAATCACGGATTTGTCAGAAACCCAAATTCTCTTATTGATATTATTCCAATAGACGTATTGCCAGAACTTGAACCCGAGGGCGGTGTTGCTAAAATTATTAACGTGCTAAGCGCTGGGTCATTCTGGGTTGCCGCCGACGGACCAAGTGCGGCAACTTCTAAATATCAGATTACCCACTATAGCCAAAGCGGCACAACAATAACGCTAACGCTAAGCCAATCGCACACAATGATTGTTGGAAATTCCGTACAGGTTGTCTTGGCCGGATCGGCGGCCCGATCCCCTAATCCTATAACCCTTGGTGGGGAAAAAAAGATTACCGCAATCACCAGCACAACAATTAGCTACCTTGACAACACCTCTAGAACCATTGCGCAAATTGCAGTCGCAACGGGGACAAACTCCGCAAGCCCCCTGCCGTTTGACATGGTTACCGACAGGGCGTTTGGTAACTTTTCCACAGAAACATCCTCTGCCCTGGGCGTCCTGATGTCAAGAATAGATGAAGGCCTTGTAGAGCATGAGGCAATTACCGTCAGTGGCGTTGGTGGCTCCCTGTACGACAGCACCGTCCCGCAAAGAGTTGGCGGCATTAAGCACTACGGCACCTCAACGTCAGAAAACCCTATGTCAATTTACTGGGAAACAAGCGGTCTTACCACGTTGTATTTTGCTGAAACGCTTTCTGAAGAGCTGTCTGCAGCGTTTGCAGAAGGAAGATCACTATACCTAGACATCAGCACTACCAATGTTGGGTACGAGCATAAGTTTGCCGGAATCCGAACCATCCTTAACTCCAGTGCGGTTACAAGTAACGACACGCACAATGATGACCGTGGAAAAACAGCTGGGCAGCCGTACATCCAATGGGTACAGGATAAGGCTCCAGCAAACGGCGCGTACACGGTTGCAGCGGGATCGGTAGTAAGCGCAGACATTATTCAATACGTAGACACGTCAAAAGCAACCGACTCCGAGCCGTATAGAATCTCTCAACCAACACCCAAAAACAGAGTTCTTGGAAAGTTTAGTCAGAGTAAGCTTACCCATTGGGGATATCAAAATGGCGTGTTTCGATTTACTACACTAAAAAAGCATGGCAGGGCAGCGGGTACAAAAGTTTACTTTGCCTCTATTGGGGAAATGATTCGGGCCAGTGCATGGAATTTTAATAACCTTGCACCAACTACATCTAAAAAGCCAATTAAGCTTGTTGGGAACGACGGCACGCAATTTACAATTACTGTAGGAGATGGCTCTTACAAGATTAAATCAATCCGCTGTACAAACCCGACAACGGACAGAGATGCCTTTGAGGTAGAGCTATCAGAAGATTGCGCAGAGCTATACTTTCCAACACTTGGTTTTACCCTAAAGGGCACACTGGGAAGCCTGATGAACAACACTAGCCTTTCTGGCATTGGTAGAATTAACGCAAGAAAGTTTACTTTTGAAACACAGTTTTCTGTTTCTGGAATTCTTGCAGGAGGGAAAGTTTTTGTAAGCGCCACGGCAAGCATTAATTTTAAAGAAGAGCCAAAAACCGCTTTTGCCACATACCCAACTGCCAGCTTTACAAACCAGGTCACAACAGGCACCGTTCTCGATATTTGGTCCTCTGATTCCATTAAAACCCCTTTTGCCAAGAAGACAGGCGCGGAGGGAGTTTCAGACAGAAACTACGTAATGGACCTAAAGATCCCTAAGGGCGACGGCGGGGCTCTGGCAGAAATGTATTACTACGAATACCTTGCCCGGAATAGGAGTGGCTCGTACACTTGTAGCGCTGGGAGCTACACGGTAACAACCGTCGAGCCGCACAACCTTGGTGATCGTCAGCCGGGTGTTGTCTTTACGCCAACGGGTGGTAGCCCAATCAACGTAAGCGCTATTGACGACCCAGCAAAGCAACTAACAGTTACTGGCCCAAACAGCTTTACGTTTGTTCAAAACACTGCCACGGTAACAGCCTCAGCTGGTTGTGTGATTCAGACAAGGGCAGCATACGTCCCAAGCGCGACTACCCCGACCATGCCAAGAAATCCAAACGTCTACATTGGCGGAAGGTCCGCCCTTAACTTTGTAAAAGACAAGTGGAATCTTTTGCGGACTGATAAGTTTTACCCTTCCTTTGTTGCAGATGCCGTTGGGGACACAAGTGTAAATTACTACCAGTGGTGGACATTTATGATTCGCCCAAACACAGTAACTTCGGATATGAAGATATTGCAACGGGGCGGATACGACGGAACCTACATGGCGTTCGGGATTAATTCCTCTGGCCATCCTTTCGTTGAGTTAATTAGAGACTCTACCGGTGTTCCGGTAAAATATCCAATAAACAGTATAACTATTGAGGAAGAGGAAGAATGCGTACTGCAATTCATTGTCTCTATTGACCCAACGTCTAGGGTTGCACAAATTGAAGCGCACAAAAACTTTGACGAAACCGGCACTACAACCAGCAATGCCGTTTTCTCGGCCGCTGGGGTCTCTACCGACTTCCTGAACATTGAAGTAAACGGCAAGGGTCCGGGAACGGTTGTTGTTGGGGCTGGGGCAAGTGACGTTAACACCTACGAGGAGCCGTTTGATGGATACATTGCAGAGATTATCGGGTTTGACCGCCTTCCTATCTCTAGCCCAGAAAAAGAGGCGGAGCGTATGCGCGCTTGGCTGCTCCACAAGTATGGCCTTGCTTCGCTAATTGACCCCGACTATGAGCCAGACTACAGGGACATTAACAACGTTCCGAACATTAAACTTCCTGATTCTAAGCAGACCAAGAACGTAGAGTTTAGCGGTAGGACACTTCGCCAGGTTCTGGACTATATTTCGCAGAACAGCGGCGCTCAATTTTGGGTAGACAAAAACAAGCAATTGCATTACGCAAAAATCTCTACCTCTAACCTTATTGAAAACCCAATGTTTGAAAACGACCGAGGCACCGGAACGATTAAGCATTGGAACGGAGCCAGCGATAATCACACCTTGGCAAAAGACGGCGCGGGTAAGTTTGATCGCACTGCTGGGCCATGGGGCTATGGTTATGCAATGAAGGCAAGCGGAACATCTGCCAGCTCTGTTTACTCAGATTTTATTGTTGAGGGCCCGTCCGAAGAGGAGATTGTGGCCAATGACTTGTTCTTTGTTTCTGCTTACGTAAAGTCAAGCGACCCAACGCGTATGGCTGTCCGCGCTCATTTTTACTCGGCGGCAACCAATACGGTCGGTGCTGGCTATTCAAATAGCTCTGAGGATTTGTACGACGGCTGGTGCAACGTTGATGAATGGAGAAGGATCTGGAAGATTATTAAGGTTCCAGCTGGGAGCACTAAATTTACTATTGGGCTTCTTGCGCTTGCTGGCGCCACTTCCCAAACGCATTACTGGACAGACATCCGTGTGGTAAAAATCACAGGCGAGTTTGGTTTTGCCGACGAAGGAAACTACAGTCCGAATTCTTTGCTGTTAAACAGCGGGGAAACAAACTCGGACATGCCGGTGCCTACCTATCCGTTTGAGTCTCCTGACAACATTCGAAGCGCTGGCGCTGCGGCAAACCGACTATATCTCTACACCACAATCCCAAACTCTGACGAAAATGGAATTACCACAACGGCAATTTCCGCAAACCAGGAAGTTCTGGAGTACACGTTTGATCACGTTCAGGGTGTTTGGAATTCTCACGGAAAAATTGTTGAGGGCAGCAAGGCGGAAGAGGCAGCAAAAACTTTAAAGGAAGTTTCTGGTAAGGCGTCTGCCTTCTTTGCCGAAAGCGGACAGGCCTCTGCAAGCTATCAGTTTGAGCACCCAAACAACGGCATTCCTGGCTTGCTAACCCCAGGTTCGGTTGTTCCGTATCTGTGGTCTGAGGTTGATATCTGGGAGCCAATGATTGTTAAAAGCCAAAGCACAAAGCTGATTGGCCCAGAGATGTATCACACGGTTACATTGCAGCAAGAGCCGGACTATCAGAAAAACGCGCTAGTGTTGATTGGTAGAAGGCGCATTGCTGTTGACCTTGCTTCTGCTTCGCCGGCCACAGAGAGGCCTCCTGCGCCGCAAAGATTTATCGTTGAACCAAAAGACCCAGACGGGCAGTCTGGCGGCGCGGTGGACACAGTCTTTGATATCCAATGGGCTTATCCGTTCGGGGACGCGGCGACTTCCGGCGTTGAGGCTGGCGGGTTTGAGATTCAAGTGCGTACGCGTGGGCGAAAGTTAATGACAATTAATAAGAAAAAGGCTGGTATTCTTAATACCAAGAAGGCAGTTGTTTGGTCGGAATCTGGCGGGAACCCACAGACACTCGTTTCTATCTTTGGAAAATATCCAGGCCTTGCGGCTGGTTCCGTTGTTCAAATTAGCGGCATACCCGAAGCCGCATCTAATAAGTTGATTACCACGGGCGTGACAATGAACGGCATATACAGAGTTCAAGAAGTGATTACAAGCGGGACAACTGTGATAGGATTTAGATACTACGTTATGACCCCAGATGAATCTACCGAAGAGTCTGAGGAGCAATTTAAGCTTACCCCAGCCGGATACCTGCTTGGCAAGGCCATCCCTGCAGGTTTTATAGTCACATACAGAAAAAAGCAGGGTGGCGCGTTTGGTAAGTGGCTTACCAGCACGGAGAAAACAATAGAAACCAAGGGTATCAATACAAGAGTCACATGGGACCCTGCGGAGCTTGCCACAGACGTTGCAACTGGCGATAAGGGAATAGACCAAGACTACCAATTCCGCATTCGCGCCATCGCAAAAGCCGGTGCAGAAAAAGCAGCAGTGTATAATTACTCAGATTGGACGCAGTACCCAATGGCGGACGATTACGTTTCCGTAGGCCTGGAGGCAACAACTTAATATGGTAATGCAAAGAATATCTGGAAAGAAGAAGCGGACAGTTTTCCGCAGTGACCCCGTGTCCTCTGCTGGTCAGTCTGTTTCTGGCCTATCAATAGACGGGCCAAATATAACCATTGTTAACCCTGCGCCAACGCAGGACTCATCAGGAAAAGTTGTCTCTGCTGGCACCCCCATCCTTTCAGTTGGCGTCAACGAGGCAACCATTAACGCCTCTTACATTAAGACAGGCGTGCTCGACGCAAACCTAATGCGCACAGGGCAGATACAAACTATTGCATCGTGGAACAGCCGCTCCTACGGCTCTGACCTTGATGCCATTGAGGCCCAGCAAGGCTTTACTGGCGGCTATGTGTACCTACAGGACTGGTCAACGGTCTCGGAAAACACGGTCTATGCAGAGTTTGCCCCGTGGGGAACCTACGAGTCTGGCACCACTACCGCCACCGTTGGGGCAAGCACAATGTTTTCGGTTGGCGATTATGTTCGAGTCACGGGCGCATACTTTGGTGATCCCGACCAGCTGACTAGGTCTGTTGGCTTTAACGCAAACGTTGGAATCATTGATCAGCAGGATGGCCCACTCGGCTACGGAGAAATTGTTGCGGTAGATACGGTAGGAACCGGCGTCACCTACACGGTAACGAGCACCAGTAAGTCCACGCTTGACTCAGGCCTGGTGGCCAAGAGCCAGCAGTACATCCCGACTATGTCCAAGGCAAACCAAATTCTCTCAATTGATGCGCAGAGAATATCTGGACCAAACCCAGCAGGAATTTACTCTGTATTTGTTACAACATCCATGCCACATGACTTTGTTGTGGGCGATTACATTGAGCTCGCTTCGTGTGGCCCTGTATACTCTGGCGTTTGGTACGTTGTCAGCACCCCGTCTAACAATACGTTTGTCTTCCGTCATCGCTTTAACCTTGACTTTGGTGCGGTCATCTCCTCCGAGTCGCTTCCGTCCATTGACGCCCCCGTGGCGATCCGCGTGCGCAAGGCATACTCCGTCACGTCAAACGGCGACCTGACCTCTGCCTCATTAAACATCCGCACGGCCAAGACCCAGGATGGCGGCGAGCCGGTCTTCCAGGTGCTCAATGACAGCATTGTTATCCGCAAGCCAGACGGAAGCATTCTCCTTGGGGTAACCGCTGGCGGTTCGTTTATTGACATTGGCACAGTAACTGCGGACGAGGTTATTGTGGGCGGAGACATCAATGCAAACCAGGTTGTGCGCGCCGGCAACTACCCAAACGCTATCTCCCCAACGTTCCAGGGTATCTGGGCAGGAAATGCCACACCGGCCTCCGCAGAGTTCTCCGTTGACCTTGACGGCAATCTTGTCGCAAGCAACGCAAACATTACAGGAACGGTTCGCGCATCCTCTGGTCAGATTGGCGGCTTCACCATTGGGGCGACTGCCCTAACCGCCACCAACATCGTGGCAAACAGCTCTGGTTACGTTAGCGTTGGCTCTGGCAATAACGTGGCGGTGATGAGCGGGGCAGATGCTAACTATCGCTTCTGGGCTGGCAACTCAAACGCCGCTACGGCAAACTTCGTGGTGGACAAGGCTGGAAACATTACCGCGCGTTCTTTCAGCCTGACAGGCATTGGAAGCATTAGCGCCATTAACGCCATTACCGTATCCGATGTTCTTGGTGCGGGAGTAGTCACTAACGCAAAAATTGCTACTGTTTCTGCTGATAAGATCCAAACTAATACCCTGACCCTAAGCGGCCTTAGTGCCGCAGCAATCACATCAACAAATTTTGTTGTTACCAATACTGGTTCGGTAACTGCTTCTGACATAACCTTAAGCAACTCAGACTCTGTGACTGTTGGCGCCTCTCAGGTTGGCTCTATTAACGTTAAGCCGCAACCAGTCGGCAGCACAAACGTTGGTGGCGCGCTATTTACTGTTTGGTCTAATGCTAAGCAAAACTCTGCGGTAAATACTGTTTCTTATTCTTCTTTTAACATTAGCACTATTACCGGCGGAACAACTGTTGGCGCAACCTGGACCGTCACAACAACAACTGCTCACGATATTGGGGTAGGCCAATACGTATCATTTACCGGCCTATCTGGTGGAACAGGACTCAGCGCCTGGTCTCAGGTTTGTACTCAAAATGGAGCGGTTCGAGTCACTGCTTCATCTAGCAGCACGACATTCCAATTTAAGTCCCCATACGCTTTTGCTGCACCAACAACTTCACAACCAAAAGTCTATGGATACAAAACATTAACCCTTGTTGCTCCAGGTGGCGTATTTATCGCTGATGCAATTAATTCAACACTAAGCCCCGGCATGATTGGCGTTGGGTCTATTGCGCTTGGTTCCAACTTTGAAAGCATTGGCGGCGACTCAGCTACGTCTGGCATTGATGGAACACCAAAGCCCGCAGATGGAGAAATAGTTTTCACCTCTGCAACAACAAATCCAATATACGACGGCGGGGGAAACTTGTATTCCTCTGACGGAGCAACCACCATAAACACAAGCGGGGCATTTACTGCCGGTTCTCATATTACGGGCGACCGTTTATATGCTAACGGATATCTTTACACTTATCACGGTGGTTTGTATCTGCGTGGCGGAACCGTAAACCCAACAATTTATTTTAGAAACTCAGCAAATACGGATTTAGGAAACATTACGCATAACGGTACATATTTACAGGTTAGCGACAGGATGGATGTTGCTGGGGCTTTGAACTCTAGCAGCACAGGAAACTTTAGTGGTTTGATTACCGCAACTGGCGGAGTTACCGCTAACGGGGTGACGCTCAATGGTACCTACGACTTAAACGCTTATGGCTCAGGAAGCTCTATTTATATCAATCAAACAGCGGGCATTTACTTTACTGACACTTCAAAAAACGTTCAAAGCAACTTGTACTACGTTACTGGTTCCGCTGCTGGCTGGCGACTTACTGGCGTGCAAGCAGTGGGAACTGTTGCGGCATATTGGAGCGCCAACGCAACAACTGCGTATCTTGGCCGCCTAAGCTCTTCGCGTAGGTATAAAGAGAATATTTCTTATACCGATTTTGACATTGAGGACATTGTAAAGTTGCGCCCAGCAAACTTCACAGTCAAAGAAGAATTTAGAGCCAACATAGAAGACGAAGACGGTAATCCAACTGGCGAAAAGGAACCGGCAAAAACCAAACTGGGTATTATTGCAGAAGATGGCGAAGATAATCCTGCTTGGGAAGATCTTGTTATCAAAAACGAAGATGGTCAAACAGATTCATGGGCCTACCAGCACATGGGCGTTGTGCTCCTTTCGGCAGTGCGCACTCTTTACGCCCAAAACAAGGCGTTAGAGGCCCGAATCGCAGAACTAGAGGCGCGTGAATAAATAACAACCTCCAGGTAAAATACTGTAAGCCCAAGAGAGGGCAATTCAGTATGGAGGTTCTTATGGGAGTTCAGTTTAGGGTTAAGTCACAGCTTGACCACGAGGAAAAGGGCGGCATTCTTGATGACTGCGGTCCATCGTCTATAGCAGCATGCGTTTCCTGGGTGAACAAGTATGCCCCAGGCGGAGACTTTTCCGCAGGAGATGGCATTGCCGCCAAGGCAAAGGCTACTGGGTTTGTTGAGAAGCAGGGCGTAAGCGACAACGGCTCTACCCTTGGCGATCTTATTCTCACAGCACGTCAGCTTGGCGCAAAGGCGCGCTGGGCCAAGGACTGGAACGACGTCATTACTAGCGCCAAGAAGGGTGCTGCAATTGGCGTCTGGGTTGAGCAGCCATTTGGCTACCCAAAGGACCTTGAAGTGTCCGAGTGGCATGCAAAGTGGCAGCGTTGGTGGTGGGTCAAGCAGAAGCAGCCTACCCGAACCTACGGTCACATGACTGCCGCAGTATGGGATGCAGAGCTTGGATGGCAGTGGGCATGCCCAACGCGATCCGGCAAGGGCAAGGAGCAGTTCGGCGTGCGCATCAGCGAGGAGACCCTGCTGAAGCTTTGCGACAGCAAGCGCCTCTCAAAGAAGCACGTTGCCCCAGCATTCAAGCACACCATCATCATTGAGGCGGGCACCGTTGTGGCTGCTGCGCCAGTACCAACTCCAGCACCAACCCCAGCGCCTGCGCCAGTTCCGGTTAAGCCGGTTCCTTGCCCAGCCTGCGGCGGCACTGGCATCAAGAAGTAATTAGGAGGTTCATTATGAGCGCAATTGGCACAAAGATTAAGTGGATTTTTGACAACACGGGTGTAGACGAAGCGCTTCTTGAAGCGTTCCGCGTTGGACTTGCTACCGGCATTGCCGTGATGCTTGCCACCGGCGCCCCAATCCTTGACATGAGCAACGACGACTTCCGAACTGTTGCCTCGGGTGCCATTGCGGCAACCCTCCAGGTGATCGTCCGAGCCCTCAACCCAGAGGACACAAAGTTTGGCGTCGGCAAGGTAAAGGTTGCCCGCGAAGAGGCAGCAAGCACCGCGCACATCCAGGGGTCAGCAATTGACACCGACGGCGATGGCATCCCTGATGAGCTTGCTGGCACCCTTGCTGGCGAGACGTGGGACGAAGAGGCCGCAAAGTAATGTGGTATACTTGCCTCACGGCAAAAAGCCGCAAGTACAAGGAGGCCAGTAATGGTCAAGGATAATAAGGTGGCCCCAAAGGCCCCAGTTAAGCCGGCTGCAAAGCCTGCTGTGAAGCCTGCTGCAAAGCCTGCTGCGAAGCCTGCCCCTAAGGTAGCTGCAAAGCCGGCAAAGAAGGCTCCTGCCAAGAAGGCCGTTGTGGCCCCAAAGGCTGAAAAGAAGTCCCTTCTTGGGAAGGTCGGGTCCTGGTTTAAGCGTTAACGCCAACTAGGACGGCTGATACGGAGAGCGCCCCGCATGTGCGGGGCGTTTCTCTTTAGTCAAGATAAATGTCGGTGCCTGTGCCCCTGCGGTCGATCTTCGACCAACCTTCTCCCTTAAACACAACACCGCTAAGAGAAATCATTTTGCGCATGGCGCGTTCGCAGCGCGGGCAGGGATGCTCCGACTCATCGGACATGGGGTGAACGATCTCCACCACAACCTTGCACTCTTTGCATGCGTAATCATATGTCGCCATACGGCGATTATACACTACTCTTCGTCGTCAAAGGACACACGAAGCGGCATGGTGACTGCCCAGGCAAGCGTTAGGACTCCAAGGGTTGCCCCTACAAAGTTTCGCGTCTCGCCGTCTGGCAGAACAATCCAGCCAACCAGAAGACCAAAGATAGTCCACGACTGGCTTACCACATCGTTAATTGCCTGCGCTAACAGGTTCTTCCACTTGCTCATTTTACAATTCTCCTCTGCCCGTTTTGGGCCGCCTTAGTTTGTTGCGGCTTAGGTCCGCCGGATCGCTTTGCCCCTTGGCGGCGACCACCCGCTTTTCCTTTGCCCTTACCACCACCGTCCCCGCCGCCCCCAAAGCCACCGCCGCCGGAGTTTGAGCTCCCGCGCGTGGCGGCTGCTGCAGCCTGCGCAATGGTCGTCATGATTACGGCAGGCCCAACAACTGCGCGGGCCTCTTCTTTTTCTGCTGGCGTAATATCATTACCAAGATTGGCAACAGTGTCAATAGCAGCGCTTACTGCTTTCCCAACTGCCGCAACAGCCTCTCCCACGGCTTCCGTAACAGCCTCTACTGCAGCGCCCGGATCAATTGGTCCAGGTGTGTCAATAGGTACAGGGCTGGGATTAGGAGAAGGGGTTGGAGACTCCGTAGGGGTGGCCGTTGGCTCGGCCGTCGGCTCGGGTGTGGCAGTCGGGTTCGGTGTTGGCTCATTTGTTACCTCCGGGGTTGGCGTCGGTGTTGGCACCGGCGACGGGCTTACAGAAGGCTCTGGCGTGGGCGTAGGAGCCACGCTGGGGCTTGGTGTTGGTGGTTCTGGTGTTGGAGTAGGGGTTGGCTCAGGGGTGGGCTCTGGGGTCGGCGTAGGGGTTGGTTCTGGCGTTGGGCTTGGGGTTGGTGGCGGAGGTGCAGGAACAAACACAGAAACCGGCGCCGACGAGGGCGAATAAACGCCAAGGGTATCATTGTCAGCACGAATCCAGAATGTGTAATTTGCGTCAACACCACCGGTCTGAATAAACACATTGTTAGAAATTGTCATGTTTGTTTCAAGTGATGCGGCCCCCCAACCGAGCGCGTCTCCGGTGTTCCAGGAGACAGCGTATCTCTCAACATCCGTACCGCTTGCTTCTGGTGCATTCCAAATGAGGGAAACACTGCCGTCGCTGTAAACAGTTACCAGCAGGCCAGTTGGGGCGTTTAGGTATGGGTCTGGAACGGGCGTTGGGGTTGGCTCTGGTGTTGGGGTTGGGGTTGGCTCAGGGGTTGGCGTAGGCGTTGGTTGTGGGGTTGGAGTCCAAGTTGCTGATGGCGTGCCTGGAGCAAGTTCTGCTTCAAAATTGCTGATCATGTAGTAGTGATTGCCGTAGAAGCGGTCGGCCGTTGGGTCACCACAGCACACGCCCGCGCGAACACGATAATTGCCCGCAGGGACAGAGACGCGGATTGTTGAGGCAAGGGAGTGTCCGCCGGTGTGGTCCGTGTAGGAGTCATCGTTGGCGGCAATAAGCGTGCCATTGCTGTCGTACAGCCACAGCATGGAATCAACAATGCCTCCGCACCAACCGCTGTTTGTGTTATCACATAGGTCGGTCCAAATATGCAGCAAGCTTTGCTCTGGAACGGTAATCCAGAAATCTTGCGTGCGATCTACGTAACTATTTTGACTTCCGGCAACTGAGTTGACCACGAAACCATATGCAAACGTAGTAATAATAAGCCAAATAGTTGCAAGGACTGTAATAAATTTAGTATTCATTTTCCCTGCCCCGATAGCCATGTAACAAGTCCGCCAACTCCTGAAAGGCCGAGAATTGCAAGGACAAACTTCGCAAGACGAAAAGCCCCCCTCGTTTCGGCCATTTCGTTTTTAAGCGCGTCAAGGTCTTGTTGAATGCGGTCGAGTCTATCGAGAATGATCTCTGCTTGGCTTTTTGTCATGCGCCCTCCATCTCCTTGGTGACGCATTGATTATCTCAAATAAAAAACGCAATTGCATTAGCAATTGCGTCTACGAAAAAAAGATTATGTTTGTATTATTCTGGTTGAACGTTCTCACTAACTGGTTCAGGCATACGCTCGTTCTTGCCGATGATCTCGCCAGTTTCTGCATTGCGGACAATTTCAACAAGTAGACCAGTCTCAGCATCTAGATATGGTGGTTCAATGATAACTGACATTAGGATACCTCAATATAATGGACAACGGTTGATCCAGCAGTGCCTGTAAGAGTTGTTGGCAAATCAGTTTCCGAGGTTTTTTGATACGTCGTAAATCCAAAAATTGCACCGCCAGCACTTGGAGTGCTTAAGGTGGTATGAGATAAAACAGTTGGCATAGTAGTTCCAGTAAAGATAAAACCAACCCAGTATTCGCTTCCAGCCGTCATTGCGTATGTTGCTGGATACCCACCAGTAGTGCTTAGCGCTCGTGTATACTTCGTACTTGAAGTATTACCAATAGTTGTATCTGAATTCGTGCGTGCTACTAAAGTAAAAGTTGTGCTACTGCGGGTATAAATACCAAACCGCGCTAATGTCAATCCACTAGAACTAACTGCAGCAGTTCCAATTGCAATGTTGCTAACAGTTATGCTCTTCCAAGGGACTATCCTCATTAATTTCACCGTACCAGCCACTGCTGAGGAGTTTGCAATTGCAGCATAATGAGGAATATTACCAATAATATTGCTACTATAGAAAGATGGTGCAAAATTCCATGCTGCAATACCTGAAACCGATGATTCGTACGCTGTTTTTGCGCTATTTGCTGTAGCCGCTGTGGTCGTGCTGGTGCTACTGACAGAATCAGTTAATTGCACCACACCAGCAGCGCTCGTTGAGGCTGCGGTGACGCTGATGTCTGGCGTCGTGCCGCCGCTTGAAACAATCGGCGCGGTACCAGTGACGCTGAAAACACCGCCGCCGCTTGGGGCAGCCCATTTAATACCGTTTGTAGCAGTTGAATCTGCCGTCAAAACATAGTTGTTGGTGCCAACGCCAAGACGTGCTACTGCTGCATTTCCTGAGGCAACAATTACATCGCCTTTTGTTGTAACGGTTGATTTTGGAACTGCAGCATTTGCAAGATCATACGCAGATTTTACGGCAGTTGATGTTGCAGCGATGGCACTGCTTGTTAAATTGGTTTGATCACTGAGTGTAACAATGCCTTTTTTGTTTGCAGTATTTGCCTCTGGGAATGGAAGAATTTCTGTTTCTATTCCAGCGATGTTAAACACTAGCCGCGAATACTCATCTAGCCTATAGGCGATCTCTCCCTCAACCGTACCACTTCCAAAAGGGTCTTCTCCTGTAAGTTTTAGGCGCTTGAACTGTGGTGTACTGGTTGTGGCAATAGATTGCGGAAGGCTGAGCGTTACCGCTCCAGTACTTGCACTTGCAACCACCTGATTTGCAGTGCCAGTGACGCTTGTGACTCCGCCGTGGGAGTGACCAGAAAGACTTACTGCTGTGCCACCCTGTGAGAGTGTCCCAGATGTTACGTCAAGACCAGTCGTAGCAATAGTTGCCCGCTCTGTTCCGCCAATATCAAATGACAATGTGTCGTCAGAGGTAATGTAGTTTTTTCCTGCTTGCCCAAGAAGTTCTAGCTCAGCAAATCCCGACCCGCCAGCACTAGCTCCAATTGTTACGCTCGCTGGACCAACTACTTCAAGTTGATGGGATGGTGCGTTAGTTCCGATGCCAAACTTACCAGCTGGAGTAATACGCGCTCGTTCTGCACCACCTGTGCCAAGCACAAGAGCACCGTTGGTCTCTGCGTTCCACAAATATCCGACATTGGTATCTGCCATAAGCAGGTACATACCGTCTTCGGTTCCAGAGCCAGATGTGGTGTTCAGAAGCTGAACTTTGGAATCTGCCTTATTGATTTGGAGGTTATTTGCAAACGATGTGTGCGTGTGCCCTGATGCCCCAAGTTCAACCCATTCCGTGCCGTTGTAGGTAAACGGCTTATTGGATGTGGTGTCGTAATACGTATCACCGGAAACAGGGGAGGGCGGCGCAGCAGAGAGCTTCGGGAAGGTGATGCTATTGCCTACGAACTTTGTCATAAGCCTATCTTACCCGATAACGACGACTCTGTACGTCCCCGCAAGGCTGATTGTGACAGTCAGGGTGTTGGTCGTCGCGGTTACCACGTCGCAGAACACCAAAGCATCGCCGGAATCGTACACAGAAACCGAAACGGCCTTTGTTCCAAGGCTGTGGGTAATGGTCTTTGCTTCGCCTGCGGTCCAGGTTGCGCTTGTGTTGTAACGAAGCGCTCCGCCGTAGGTCGAGGCAATTGCCGTACCCTGCCACGTGCCAGCAGAGATTGTGCCGACGGTGACAATGTCATTGTCGCCAGCATATGTCCCAGCAGCCACTGAGGCAAGGGTTGCGTTGTATGCCTGAACGTCCGTGCCAATCGCAAGACCAAGCGAGGTGCGTGCAGTTGATGCGCTGGTTCCACCAGTACCACCGTTGGTAAGGCCCAACGTTCCAGTGATCTTTGTTCCAGCAAGGTCAACAGCGTTAAGGGCAAGTTTGGCGGCAGTGATACCGGCATCCTTGACGCGCAACGCATCGGCGCTGACTTCAATTGTTGAGCCATCAACAGCAACATCAAGCGTGTTGCCGGTCTTTGTAAGGGCTTCTCCCGCAGTGATCTGACCAGCGCCAGAGAACTGCACAAAGGCAAGGGCAGTCGTTCCAACCGTAATTGGATTCTCTGTCTGAAGAATGTAGCCGCTGTCTGCGTTTGCGGTACCCTCCTCAACAAAGGTGAACAAGCCAGAAGTTACTTCTGCATCGGTGTCTGCATCTGTTGCGCGGTTCCATGCGCCAGCAGCGGCAACGTAAATGCCGTTCTGCGAAGCGGTGGACTGATTCTTTACGAGGACTCGGTTACCAGCAATGACGGCAACACCGTCAATTGTTTGCGTTCCGCTCAGGGTAATGTTTGCGGTGGTTGCTGCTCGGACCGAAGCCTTGACGTCAAGGCCGGTGGCAACGCCGTCAACATATGCTTGCGTGGCAAGGGTTCCTGAGGTTGGAAGCGTAAGCGCAGTTGTGCCGGTTGCGGTGAGCGTGACGCCGTATGCGCCGGAGGTTGCAAGCGTGCTGCCATCAGCAAGCGCAAGAGTTGCGCTTGTTGCAGGAGCCGTAATGGCTACCTTGTTGACGGACGTTGCGGTCGCAACGCCAATTGTTGGCGTAACAAGCGTTGGGGTATTAGCAAATACCAGCGCGCCAGTTCCGGTCTCGTCGGTAATGGCAGAGATAAGGTTTGCCGACGATGGCGTGGCAAGGAACGTGGCAACGCCAGTTCCAAGGCCAGAAACACCAGTGCTGATTGGCAAACCGGTTGCGTTAGTAAGCGTGACGCTTGAAGGCGTCCCAAGAGCAGGAGTAATAAGCGTTGGGCTATTAGCAAACAACAAGGCGCCAGTTCCAGTTTCATCGGTAATGGCAGAAACAAGGTTTGCCGAAGACGGAGTTGCAAGGAACGTTGCTACGCCAGTTCCTAGTCCAGATACACCTGTGCTGATTGGTAGACCAGTCGCATTGGTCAATACGCCGCTTGCTGGGGTTCCAAGTGCTGGAGTAGTAAGCGTCGGGCTTGTCAGGGTTTTATTAGTGAGTGTTTGTGACGCTGATGTAGTTACAACATCAACGCCTTCTACGGCAATAATTCCTGCTGCTGATCGGGTAAGGGTAGTATCGCTGGCATGACCAAGATTAATGCTTCCAACACCAATTACAGTGCTCGTGGAAGCGTAAAAAGATCCAAGGGCATGGTTTAGAGTCGCGACTGTACCAGTGACGGATGGAAGTGTAAGAACAGTAGTTCCAGCGGTACCCGTTGCAAGCATTTGTACTGTTCCAGAAGTTGATCCAGGGAACGTTACGCTCGAAATTCCTGTTAGATCAAGGTTTGCAGAGGCTCGGTTAAGAGCAACTGCAGTCGTACCAACATAATGCGTATCGCCTGGGTTAGCCTTTCCATTAGCAAGATCATAGGCAGCCTTGACCGCAGTAGGAGTTGCAGCAAGCACACTGCTTGTCGTGCTGGTGGAGTCGCTAAGCTGAACGGCACCGACAACGGACGTTGTGGCGGCGGCAATGGTGATGTTTGGCGTGGTGCCGCCGGACGAGGAGATCGCTCCCGAGCCCGTAACGGAAGTGACGGTTCCAGCGCCGGTTGAAAGAGATACCCACGCCGTACCGTTATATACCTTGATTAAATTAGAAACAGTGTTGTAATAAATCTGACCCGCAATAGGCGTGCCCGGATCGGTAGCAAGATTCTGGATTGAAGCATTCTGCAACTCATTTTTTTGGAGGTCAAGATTGGCTAAAAACTTCATTTCTCTCTCCTAGTTTAAATATGCTTTGCCGCCAAACGCAGCAACAAAGCTGACAGTCAGGCTATTATTATCTATGTACGAGATATCGCCAATGACTAGCGTTCCTGCGCTATCAACAATTTCTACTGATGGAAAACACGCCAAGTTGTGCGTGATTGTCCACGTTGCTGAGGCGGAGTTCTGCGTGAAGACGTAGGTTGAGTGGGAAGCGCCGCTGCCTTGCGCCCCTTGCGGCCCGGTAGATCCAGTTGGCCCCTGCACGCCTTGCGGACCTTGCGGGCCTTGCGGGCCTTGCGGGCCGGTTGAGCCAGTAGCGCCAGTGGCGCCCGTCGATCCGTTTGAGCCAGTTGGTCCAGTTGCCCCGGTGGGACCCTGCGGACCAGTGGGCCCCTGGAGGCCCTGCACTGTGCCGCCGCTGGCGCTGGTAATACTTAGCGTTGGCGCACTTACCGAGATTGAAACAGGGCTGGTTGTTGCCGTAACGCTATTGCTTTGCTGCGTAACGTTAATAGTTCGCGCTTGCTCGGAAACCTCAACGGTCATCTGGTCACTTCTCCGGCCACTGTAAACAGGCCAGAGATGAGCTTCACCATGGCGCCGCCAACAGGGTTAACTTCAAGGTCGTAGACATACGTCCCTGGAGCGATGAGGCTCAGGGCTTCGTCAGAGATGTAGATAGTTACCGCCCCGGTCGTGGCTCCAAGCACGATGCCGGTCGTAGTGCCGTTTGTGCTGGACAACCTGAGGAAAGCTTCTTGCGCACCCTGCCTTCTCCGAACATGCATGGATGCGGTGGCGCCAGTTAGGTTCACCAGGCTGTTTGCTGCGTCTCTGTATACAAGGCTAATGGTTAAGAAACTGCCTTGTTCCGCCGTAATATCGTAGGTTGTAGACATAGGAATCCCCCTTGCGCGCATTTTAAGATGCTGAACGATAAATGACCAGAACGGTAGTTTCTACGATTGGTATGTTATCATTGTTACATGGCAAGACCAGGCCGCATGCCGGCAGAACAACTAGCAGCACTCAGGGAGCGCATTAAAATGTTGATGCTCCAGGGTGTTTCCCTGTCCGAAATTGCAGGAATTGTCAGCCTTAGCGAAGAAACAGTGCGAAAGCACAGCTACGTCATCAAGAAATCATGGGTTGACCCAAACCCAGACCCCGCTACAAACAAGGGTGAGCTCATTGAGCGGGCGAACCTTGTGTCCAAGATGGCTGCTGCGGCGGCTGCCCGCGCTAAGGGGACCAGCAATGAGGCCCAGTTCCTAAAGATTCAACTTGAAGTAATTGATCGTATAGCCAGACTGACTGGCGCCTACGAGCCAGACCGAACCGAGATTACGGGAAGGAACGGGGCGGCAATCCAGCTGTCCGCTGTCCCCCATGAAATTGACACCCTGCCCAGGGATCAACTGGCAACACGTTTGCAGGCTTGGGCGGAGGCCATGAAAGAAGAGCCTATCGAAGGCAAGGCGACGGAAATTGAGCCTTAGTATTAGCAACAGCGAATACCGAGATTGGCTACGCAAGAAGGCCGCAACCTCAGATGCGGCATTTGCCGAGTACATGAGCGGCTTAGTATTTCCTAGGCACTTGCGGGAGATGGAAAAGTTTATGGACAACCATGACCGCGCACTAGTGCTCATGCCACGTGGACATGCAAAGACTACTGCTTTAATCTTCCGTGCTGCGCGAATCATTGGCATGACCAAGGGAAACATTCGTATCGGCATCCTTACAGCCGTTCTTGCAGACTCCATGTCAAGATCCCGCGCTATCAAGACCCTTATAGAGAGCCCGCTCTTCGCCGAAGTTTTCCCTTGGGCGGCGGATGGTGTGGTCGGCAACAAGTGGACAGATGAAACATGGACAATCAAGGGCGTAAACATGGGTAAAGATGCCACATGCTTTGCTGATGGCCTTGGGTCTATTAAGCCAGGAGCCCGCCTTGACTTGCTGTTTGCAGACGACATGGTTGGCATGAAAGAGAACGCTACTGCTGGGCAACGACAAAAGGCCTCAGATACGTACTGGCAAGTTGTTGACCCAATGCTTGTTCCTGGTTCAAAGAAGTGGTACGTGGGTACGCGCTGGCACGAAGATGACTTCTATGCCGAGCTTATGCGCAAGGGGATTCAGGAGTACCAGCGTAGGGCTATCGAAGACGATCAGCCTCTTTGGCCAGAGATGTACACGATTGAGGCGTTAAACCAAAAGAAAGAGGAGCTTGGGACGCCTATTTTCATGTTGCAGTTCCAGAATGACGTTACCTCTATGGGTGGAAATATCTTCCGGCACGAATGGTTTCAGCGCACAGATAAGCTTCCGGAAGGCGCCAGAAGAATTGGCGTTGACCTTGCTTCTTCTATTAGCGAACGCAGCGACTACACCACGGCAGTGGAAGTGCTTGAAGACGAAGACCATAACCTGTATGTAGTTGGCGCCTGGAAAGAGCGAATCAACGAAGGCCACCAGGAATGGCTTACTGGCATTACCCGCAATGGGGATATCGGAAATGCAAAGGGGCCCAAGATTCTTTGGCCGCAACGCATGCTCAGCCTGCGCGGCTTGAACTATGATGCAGAGGAGCCACGGTTTATTGAGTCGCTAAACATTGAGGCCGTACAACATCAGAGCACGTTTGTTCGGGAAATCCTTGGCACAACAAGCCTTCCTGCTCGCGCAATCCGCCCAGACAAAGACAAAGTAAGCCGAAGCCGAGCCCTTGCCGCGCGATACGAAGCAGGAAAAGTCTTTCACTTAAACGGTGCTCCTGGGATTGACAGCCTGGAGCACGAGATGCTTTCTTTCCCCAACGGGGAGCACGATGACTTGGTAGACGCGCTCGTGTACGCAGCGGACCTAAGCGGAAACTCTTTCTACTTTACTTCTGGCAAAAGGTTCTTCTAGTCCCACCAGTCAGCCCACCACTCTCCGTCACTGACGTTGTACAAGTCAGTATTGAGGTAGAGCAGGTCACTTGAAGTGGTGCGGTATCCGCAGCAAATTGCCCCAGCAGTTGATCCGTAGAACAGCACGGTCATTGCGTCGTATGTTTCAAGGCCATACATAGATGCAGTTGCAGCGATGGCGCCGCTTACAAACGCCGCAGCACCAGAGGTACCAGTTTGCTTCATCTGCCCGTTGATAGGGTGATACACGGTAATATTTTCTCCAGGGGCATACAAAGAAATGCATGGGCCAGTGTTGCTGTTCCTAGATCGCAAGTCAAGTCGAGTAGAAGCGCCAATTGTAAGCGCCCCATCGGCTCGACCTGGGCTATAACGGCAAGCATCTCGCCCGTCGTTCCCAGCGGCAACAACTACTGGGAAGCCAGCGTCAACCATCTCGTTTACCTTGTCGTCAAGCGACTGCGTCGCCGCGCCGCTAACTGACATGTTTACTACGGATGTGGACGGGTCGGCATTTTGTGAAATCCAATCAAGTCCAGCAATGATGTTTGTTGGGTTGCCCTTGCCGGCACATGTCATCACTCGGACAGATACAATTTTTGCCTTTTGCGCAAGGCCAATGTTCCGAGCGGCAATAATGGACGCAATCATGCTGCCGTGATAAGTTCCGCACGCAACCTTCCCGTCAGAGAATGCGCTAAAGCCCTGCGCTACGCCACCATTAAACATCCCAGAGTCGTATACCCCGCTATCTACCACGTAGACGGTAATACCAGCGCCATAATCTTTTCCGTTCCAACTCTTTCCGTCCATGATGTGGCCGCGTTGGTTGACGCGGTCGTGCTCCCAACCAGCGACGGAGAACTGGTTTGGGTCAACGGTGTTTGGAACCGCCAGAAGCGCTGCGGCAAGAATGAATCGAATCACGCTAGATGCTCGTTGATAATTTCTGGCGTGTTGGCATCTTCGTCCACAAAGACGGGTGTTGATTCGCCCACCCAAGCACCTTGGATATTGAACGAGAAGTATTCCTCTGCCTCGGCAAAGAAGTCTCGATCCCCACGGTAGGCATCGTTGTCGTCAAATTCCTTATTGTCATGGGCGTCTGCTGCAAATTGATTAACAAGCTTAGCCAGGATCTTGTTCTTGCTATAGACAATAAGGGGCTTGTTGAACTGCCACCCTAGGCCAATAATGCAGTCGTCCCAGCCGTCTGCCAGGAGAACATCGTATGCAGGAACGCTAGACTTCTCGCTCATCTTCCCTCCTTTTTACGCGAAACAGCCGCGTACTCCGGCACACCACACAGAAGGCGTGCTTAAAATCTTGATGCAGCGTGTTGCCTGGGACCGCTTGAACCGCTTCGCTTTGTCGGTCGTCTCCGCAAATTGCGCAAACCCAAACTTCTTGTGGCTGTTTATAGCCGTACTGGATTGTGTCACTCTTCTTCGACAAGGCGAGCCTCACAGGTATTCAACCACATAGATACAGGGGCAATCTTGTCGTTCCTTGTTTGCAGTACACCCTTGGTGACGAGTTGGCGAACCAGCTCTTCGTTTTCGCTCCACCACTTCAACCAAAACCAACCTTCAATTGGCTTTTGCTTTTCAATCACACAAGAGATACGCGCATACGGCTCGCCAGTGTCTGCGGCAACAGCAACACAAGAGTCTTCGTCCTGCGTAATCTTTAGCAATGCATCGCCAGCCTTTTCGTCTACGTATTGAAAAATCCGCTCAATCGCCATGCTTCTGCTCCTTAGCTTTCTTTCCTGCCTGCGCCTTTCGCGCTACGACATGATTGGCCCACGCTCCTGCTGCTTCAATAAGACCAGCAGCGTTGTTTGCGCTAACCATACAGGTAAACGGAATCTTGTTCAACTTGACAACTGCAATAAATCGCCAATTTGAATGCCCCTCTGACGGGGGAAGAATTGCCCCTTCAATTTCGCACTTATCGTAATTAGCGATAAGCAAAATATCTGCAATGTTTTGGGTAATTTCATCTTCTAATGCCGACTCAGCCCCTGGCGTCCACCGCTCTGGAAGAAGCCCAAGAGTTCGAGCCGTTGAGCTGTACGCAGCATTAAGCCAGCCACGTTGCCAGTCGTGGTCAGGTTCCTGGTTCATCTTGGCCTTTTTCTTGGTCACGTAGCACGTATCCTTCCATTAATAACGGGGATTCCGATACATACTTAACAAACGATAGGAGCCGCTCCGTCTCTGCGTAGACCTTCTCCGTTTCTCCTGCCTTGACAGACCCAATGACCATCATTGTTTCGCTGTCGTACACTTCTGCTGCGCACTTGCCATCTTCTAACGTTGTGTAGACGGCTGGAAACCAGAGCATTACATCCTCTTTGCGTTTGATGAAAGACGCATGTCGCTATATTCTCGCAATGGGCAATTGCTCCAATGGCAGTAACTATCCTTGTTATCCGCAGAGCCGCCCACGCAATCTTCGCACATCTTTCGAATTGCCAGCAACATGCCGGCAGCCTGCGTCGCCCCTTGCAACTTGTTTACGGACTTTTCAATCTTGTCAACTGCTTCGGTTAGCGAATCAATCTTAGAGAGCACGCCGCTAACTTCATTGCCGCTGTCCTCTTCTGCCTCAGCAATAATTTCTACCATTTCTGGATGATTGTTCTTAACATACTCAATTACCGCAACAGAATAATCGGCCGGGATTGCCCGCTGATTGCTGGCATATGCCTCTACCGTTCGTGGTGAACGACGGTTTTCTGGCGCCAACGAATCGTTCATCCGTTGCGCCAAAAGCTTAGCCGCACTTCCGCGAGAGTTGCTTGGAAAAACAGTTTGCGCAATCTGCGCCAAAAGATCAGCCCGCATTTGCCTTCTCCTTTGCTGCCATAAATTCTGTAATGGTTTCCGCAATGCCCTTCCAGTTAAACTCAATAGCCAGTTGGCCGTGGTGCTTTGTCTTGGCTGCGACTAGCAGGTCTACTTCCCCGCCAAGCTTGCGCCATGTGTTGCAGAAGGTGTAGTCCTCTCCGTATTGTGTCTTTGTTTCGTCGTCCTGGGAATAACTAAAGAACTGGTAGAGCTTTCCCTGCGTTGTGTTAAAGAAATTGTCAGGGTTCTCTGCAATTATCTTCTCAAACACTTCTCGCTTTACCATCATGGCACCCGTGCCCACCTTTAGCACCTTGGCAAAGCCAAACTCGTCTACGTTAAACACCTCTTCCTCTGTGGAAAAGTTTCCTTCTGCAATAAGCGCTGGGTACAACTCCAAACTGGTGTTTGGGTACGCATTGATAAATTCCCCAAGGCGGTCCCACAGCACTTCTCGCTTCGAGCACGGCAGCGCGCTTAGCATTCGGTCATGCCCAAGCAAATACAAGATGTGTCGTGGGTCTACCTGAATGTCGCTGTCGATCATAAACAAGTGCGTTGCTTTTGTTTCAAGGAATTGCTTGGTCAATTCGTTTCGAGCAAGCGGAAGGATTGAGTTGCCAGCAAGCACTTTCCACGTAAACGAGATGCCTTCTTCAATGCACAACTTTTGCAACTGCATAACAGTAGCCACGCACCCAGCGTGAAGGCGACCGTCAAGCGTTGGGGTTGCAACGCAAATTCCTACGTTCCTCTCTGGCGCCTTGATGGCACTAGCATCAAATGGCTTTGGGTTTCTTGCTCGCTTTGACTTCTTGCTCACTTCTTCTTTGCTCCCATCACATTCACCCGAAGATTTGCCAGCGATAGATTGGGTGCATCAGTTCGCTGCGCTTTTACTTCCTGCTCAAATCGGTGCAACTCTGCTGGGCGACCATCCAGTGGCCTGCCCCACTTGCCACGTTGTAGTGCAACGGTGATTAGTGCGTAGTTTGCAATGTCTAGCATGGTGTCTACCAGAGATTCGTCACCGCCATCTGGCAATGGATCAAGGATGACCTCGCCGTCGGCAACTTTACCGTTCAGGAATCGCTTAGCGCGTTCAATCTTGTCGTAAGCAATACGGCTAATGACGCCGTGAATGCCAAGCTGTTGAATGTTTGAATCTCCGTATCGCTCTTGCTTTCGCACCAAGAGGGCGAACGCTTCAGAGTAAATCTCTGCAAACGTTGTTTCAAAACTTTGCTCTGCCGAGGCTACAACCCGGCCCTTTGTTGGATTAGCCAATTTGCCTCCTTCTCCGTGACTCGCATAAGCACGGCTGCATCAATGTGCTGGCCACAGATTACCAGATACGGCTCATCGTCGTCTTCGGAGCGGGGCTCCAGGGTAAGGGTAATCGGATTGTCCTGCGACCAGAGAATCCAGATAGCCCGTGCTCGTTGGCTGGGGTACGAATGACTTTCCATTGGCGCAGTATGGCAGATTTTTCAAGAGTCCACAAGTCTTATAAGAGCATGATAGTATGTAATTTGTCGTCCCTCCTCAATGGGCGACAGCTCGCCGGCGGTATGGTCGGCTAGGGCGGGAAGGTTAACGAGGCTTTGAGGGCCTCATGAAACGGTGTTGGCGGCCGCGCGAGCCGACGGGCTGCGTCGCATCCAGGCGTTCCTCCGTTGCCTTCCCGCCGACCTATTGATAGAGGTGTTTATGGCCGGTAAGAAAACTCTTGCAAAGAACAAAGGCGACAAGAAGGCTGACGTTTTGACAAAGCGCATGTGCGCCGTTTGCCAGCAGCCAATGCTTGCCAGTCAAATACGTGCTAAATACGAGATTAGTTTTGTTGGCGCAAAGAGCAGCTCACGCCTTGTCCATCACCACGCTAAGTGCGCCTAACCCCACAAGCCGTCGTCTAATGACTTCGGCGGAATGTATCCAGGAAGCGTTGTGATGTCATGAAGGTGGGCCTTTGGTACAAAATACAGCGCCTTGTCTTCGTGGTAATACTTCTCCTCCATGCCTTCCTTCGCAGAAATCCAGCCAACTACCTCAAAGATAAAGTTTCGCATGTCGGCAGGCAGGACCAGAACGTAGATTGACTTCTTGCTGTCGCCCTTGCGGATAGACAAGTCTTGGTAGTGCCCAGGGCGGAACCGAACTTGAACGTTGTCGCCAACATCTGCGCCCTTAAAGGTGTCAATGTCCTCCCCAGTCCACGGCAGCCCCGTGGCGACAGACGCAGCAACCTCGCCCATTGCCCCCTCAATGTGCTGCTTCCAGCCGTCGCGCTCCCAGTTATATCGGTCCTTCAAGTTGTCACGAATAGCACGAAGCTCTCGAAGCGCTCCGGCAATCACCGCTCGCTCTATCTGCTTCTGACTTAACTGCACCATTACTGAGTTTGTCACTGCTTTGCCACCTCTGCATAACTAAGTTCTACAACCGTTTCTCTTCCAAAAAACGATAGCGTTACCTTAAGCCGCTGCCGCTGGTCGTCCGCTGCAAATACCATGCCGTTCATATCAGAAAACGGCCCAGAGACAATCTTTACGGTATCACCGTTGCCAAAAATGTTTGTCGGCTTAGGCACTTTCTTTTCCCCAACCCCAAGAATGACATTCATCTCTGCCTCTGTGATAGGAGATGGATCGTTTCTATGGTTCTGCAATGAGTTGTTGTTGGCAAACCCTGCAATAGACGGCGTACCCTTGACCACAAAGAAACTTTCTGGACTCATAACCATTTCAATAAAAATATAGCCAGGGTAAATGCACTCATCAACTTTGTGTTTCTTGCCACCGCTCCACTTTGTTATCTCCCGCCTAGGAATAAAAACCGTACGGAACAAATCTTCCATGCCCATAGAGGTGATTCGTTGCTCCAGCAATCGCTTGGCTCGTTCTTCTCTACCAGGCATGCAATAGGCTCCATACCAAGAAAACTTTACATCGCTCATCCGCGAACCTTTCTATTCAGGATTTCCTTTTTCATGTTACTAAAGTGCTCTGCTGCCTGCTTAAATGCCGCAATGTTTGCGTCAATAGCGGCAACAAGGTCGGACTGGGACTGGTCAATCAGCCTCCAGGCGGACTCCTCGTACCTGCGCATGTCCTCAATGTCAGAAGACATAACCTTGTAGGCCTTGCTCTTATTGCTGATGCCCTGATACGCATAGCAGCGCATGGTCTCAGGGCTAAGGTCATACTTCATTGCGGCTGCATACGCGCCGTCTGTTAGCGACTTTGACTCTGGGAACTTCCACATGATGAGTTGCTGGATTTCCAGCGCGCTCACCAGAATGCTATTTGGCCTCTTAGCTGCCATTGTGTTGCTCCAGTAGCTCTTTCATCTTGTCCATGGCAATGGCTGGCGTTGCACCAATTGAACGGACCTTCTTGCCATCGGGGCTGGCCACCTCAATAGCCCAGCCATTTAGCAAGAAGTATAGCCTGTCAAACCACCAGCCCTCTGGGATGACGGCGTGGACTTCGTTCCATGCACAGTGAATGCAGCGAGGGTCCGATGGGTTTTGCGCAAACCCGATTAGGTTTGTTGCAAGGAATCCATTCTCCTCGCCATGAAGGCAGTCCATGTTCTTTCCCTTCTCTATCCACAGTTCTAGGGCGTCTGGGTCTATTTGTGTACCCTAAGGCCCAAGGCGTGGATTGTCAAGTGGTGGGGGAACCTGGACTCGAACCAGGAGCCACCAAGATATAAGCTTGGCGCTCTAACCTTTGAGCTATTCCCCCTAGTTTACTTTCTTGCCAAGCTTTGACTTGGGTCGCTCGCCTGGCTCTGGCTGCCCTGCAACCTCTGGGGCGGGGTTGGCAGCGGTGTCCATCGGGGCAAGGCCAAGGCCTACGCGCACGTCATTGGCGCCAAACCACCAGCCACGACGAAACTCAAACGCCGACTTAGCCTTTTCCTGCTCAATCTGGACCCTGCTACCGGCACCAGCCAGGGATGCCCCGACTACAAATCCTAGCACAAAAAGCAGTATAAAACCTAGGAAATCCATACAACAAATCCTCCTCTGGACTATTGGCTAACTGCCGCCTAGAATAACACGTCAGCCAGCCCAGGAGGTACCATGGACACAAAGCGCAGGACACCAAGACCGGGAACGGTGCGCATTGTTTACGACCCCGAGGCGCCCTTTTCCGAAAAGCAGCGGTGGCGCCCGTTCACCTCGCTTATCCGCAAGGTTTGCGCAGAGCAAGACATTCGCCTTGGCCGCGTGCACCTGCATTACCACCCAGACGGAGTTCATACGCTTCCCGATAGCCACCCCCATGGAGAGGCGGAATATTGGGGCAAGACAATTTTCCTTTGCACCGCCGACGCGGACACCGCGCTGCACGAAATAGCGCATGTGTGGACAAAAAGCTGGCATACCCCTAAATGGGCAGAGGCTTACCTTTATCTGTGTGAGCAATACATGGGTAGAAAAGAATTTATTGAAAATATTAAAAGGAATTCTTCAAAGTATGCGGTTGTTCGGCACGCCCTGAAGCGCGTCTACGGCATCACGGTAAAAGATTTGACTAAGGAAAGCCCGCCAAAGTCCTCTGAACAAAAAGCTGGCGGTCGTGTTCGTAGTTAGCCAGGCTTTCATTGCGGTCGCATAGCGCGTCTCGCCCGTTAGTCCCAACCCACTTGTGCTCAACAAGGCGATCTGGCACCTTGCGAATCTTGTCGTACGACAGGGCTACGTCGGTGTATTCATTGTCGCAATACACAGACTTGTATCCTGGGTGGTAGATGTATTGAAATCGCTCATACCACTGCCTGCCCATAATCACTACCGTAGAAGTAGTTGGACTATTCCCATAGCCATCGGGTGGCCAGATGCAACCGTCTAGATCGGGAAAGCTACCAAACACGAGGTTAAGCATCCGCTCATCCCAGTCTTGAACGATTGGCAGCATGTCGTCTTGCGCTAGGTAGAGAACCTCCCAGCCGGCGCTGGCTTTGTCCATGTCGGCGTTCATTGCCTCGATTTTTGTCTTGTTAGGCCCGTAAAAGTATTTAATGTCTTGGCCCATGGCAATCAACTTATCAAAAGTTTCTTTGACTTCCGGATTGTTCATTTCCAGGTCGTCTTGGTCCATGGAGATGACCCACTCAATGTGGTGGCGGTTTGATGCAAGCTGCATATAGCTTGCAAAGACCTCAAAGAAACGCTTCTGGCGCTGACGCGTTGGAAACTTAACCAGCAAATGCATTAATACCCCTTGCTTGGATAATAGTAGTAAATCTCTCCAGGTATGCGCGTTTCTTTCCTGAGGAACGGGCGAACCTTGTCAGAAAACTTTTTGTCTTCACCAAAATTAATGTCTTCAAAGATTACCTTGTTTGCAATAGACCTTTTGATTGCATTCAAGTGGTTTGGACTTCGGTAGTATACCCCGTCCGCCCCCGTAGACCATTCTTGGTGCTCTGTTGAGTGGTCAAAAAGTGCTGACTTACCACCAGCAAAGTAGATGATGCCAGTAAGGCTGGCGCAATCTGGGTCGGAGTCCAGGGCAGTTAAAACTTTTTCTACATAGTCGTCACTAACCATGTCGTCGTCGTCCACAAAGGCAACGTAATCTCCCAGCGCCGCCTCCATAAGCTCGTTTCTTTTTCTGCCAATACTTGCCTCACCATTGTCCACGTGGGTCAACACTTCAACTTCAACGGTAAGCTGCGGGGTAAGCACGTCCATGAGGCGCTCCAGCTTGTCTGCGCGTGATTCCAGCGAGCAGATAAGGATAGAAAGTCTCTTATCCCCCCGCTCTTCTGCGCCGTTTCCTTGCGTTACCCAGCCCATAACTACCTCATGCTTGCATACGTTCGTGCTAAACCTTCATCCAGGCTAATCGCTGGCTTCCAGCCTAACAAGTCGTTGGCTCTCTGCGCATTAACTGACCTTCGTGGCTGACCATCTGGTTTTGACCTATCCCAAACGATTCTTCCTGTATAGCCGACGATTCCCCTGATTTTTTCTGCCAGGTCGGCAATGGAAATCTCCTCTCCGCGACCAAGGTTGAGCGGCAAATCAGAAGAATATTGGGCAGCCGCCCTGGAAATTGCTTCTGCGGCATCGTCAACGTAGAGGAATTCCCTGCTTGCAGAGCCAGAGCCCCAAAGGGAAACTTCTTCTACGCCGTTCTGCTTGGCATCAATAAACTTTCGCATAATGGCTGGGATAACGTGCGACGTTTCCGGGTTGTCGTTGTCCATGGGCCCGTAAAGATTAGTCGGGATAAGGTAGATAATATTGCTACCGTACTGCTGCCGGTACGCCTGAGCCTGAACCAACAGCAGCTTCTTTGCCACGCCATACGGAGCGTTGGTTTCCTCTGGATACCCGTTCCAAATGTCTTCTTCTTTAAACGGCGGCGTGGCGTACTTAGGGTATGAGCACACCGTTCCAACCAGCACCACTTTCTCCACGGTGGGGAACTTGCGCGCCTCTTCAATAACGTTTAGGCCCATCATTGCGTTGGCATATAGGAATCGACCAGGCGATTTCATATTGGCGCCAATTCCGCCAACCTCGGCGGCAGCATGGATGATAATGTCTGGAAGAAACTCGCTAATCATTTCTTCAGTTTCTTTTTGGCTAGTCAGGTCCCACTCGTAGCTTCTTGGGACAATGACATCCTCTGGATTGCGCAGGCTTAGGCGATCCACAATCTTGCGCCCCAGGAATCCAGCTCCACCAGTAACAAGAACTCGTTTACCGCTGACCTGGTTCACTTGATTGTCTCCATGTCTGCGTCAATCATTATCTTTACCAGCTCTTTGAACTTTACTTTTGGCTCCCATCCAAGGATGCTCTTGGCGCGCGTTGCGTCACCGAGGAGTTGGTCAACCTCCGCTGGTCGGTAGTACCGCTCATCTGTTCGTACATACTTGTTCCAATCGAGCCCAACGTAGTCAAATGCTTCCTGCACAAACTCCCGAACAGTGTGCATCTCCCCTGTTGCAATGACGTAGTCTCCTGGCTTCTCTTGCTGAAGAATGAGCCACATGGCTTCAACGTATTCCGGTGCGTACCCCCAGTCCCTTTTGGCGTCTAGGTTTCCCAGCACCAGTTCGTGCCTTCGCCCGCGTACAATTTCCGTAACTGCCCGCGTAATTTTATGCGTGACAAAGGTGTTGCCCCGCCGTGGTGACTCATGGTTAAACAAGATGCCGTTTGATGCGTGCAGCAGGTAGGCGTTCCGGTACAGCTGCACCATGTTGTGGGCATAGACTTTCGACATGGCATACGGGCTTTGAGGGTTGAATGGGGTTGACTCCCGCTGTGGCACTTCTAGCACCTTGCCAAACATCTCGCTGCTGCCTGCTTGATAGTACCGAATGCCGCCTGACGAGCTTCGGATAGCCTCTAAAATGCGCAAAGAGCCAAGGGCATCAACCTGCGTCGTGAACTCTGGGATCTCAAAGCTTACCTTGACATGGCTCTGGGCAGCAAGATTGTAAATTTCATCTGGTCGAGTTTTAGCAATGACGCTGTTGACAGAGCTACCATCGGTCACGTCGCCGTAATGCAAGGCAAATGGAATGTCTCCTTGCTCAATCAAATGATCTATCCTGCCAGTGTTAAAGCTGGAGGCGCGGCGAATGACGCCATGGACCTCGTACCCCTTGCCAAGTAATAGCTCGGCAAGGTACGATCCGTCCTGGCCAGTAATGCCAAAGATCAAGGCTCGCTTTCCCATGCGGGGGAGTATACACAACGCCTAACAGGCTAAACACAAAAGTAAAGCAACACAAAAACTGCGAGGGTCAATGCAAGACGATTCCACACCACAGAACGAAGCTGAGATTACAATAGACCCAGAACAGGTTATACTGACTTGTCTGAACTGCGGGGCGAAAATGAGCCAACGAGCCTGCAAGTTGATTTGTGAATGCGGCTATTACGCGTCCTGTTCAGATTATTATTAAAGGAGTTATATGGTAGCGGATCTAACGATCATTACGGCAACCATCAATGGCCGCGAGGAGCTTTTCGAGCGCGCGGTTGCTTCAGTGCGCAATCAATCCCTCATGCCCCGCGCCCACTTGCAAATGCTTGACGGCGAGCGAAAAGGTGGTGCAATTACTAAGAATCGGTTGATCGATTTTGCCGATACTGAATGGCTGATGATTCTAGACGACGACGACACACTTCTTCCGAACCACATTGAGGCGCTTTACAGTCGGCGCGACGAAGCAGACATTATTTACTCTTATGCAGATGGCGACAATCGATACAACCGACCGTTTAGCCCAGAAGGCTTGATGGCAGAATCAATTGTTTCCCACACAGCGCTATTCCGCCGCTCCATGTTTTACGACCTTGGCCGGTTTGAGGAGAAGCCTGGGTACGACTGGCTGCTGTGGAAGAAAGCACACACGCACGGCTACACTTTCTTGTCCATCCCCGACATTACTTGGCACTACGACCTTGCCCCTGGGCGGCCACACGAAAGCCTTGGGGGGTTGCCATGGGCGGCTGGGACAGATTAGTTATTCTTTCTGCTGGTAAAGCCACTAGGCTAGAAGGAAAGAACAAACTGCTTGTTGAAGCAGACGGCATACCCGTGCATGAGTGGCATCGCCGAGCCAGGCAAAGCCTTATTACTGACGTTGTTGTTCACGAGCGTGACTGGCTTGCCGTCAATGCTGCCGTTGAGCGTTGGGTTTCTCGCGTAATGTTGCATGACGAGTACGATGGCCCAGGCGGAGCACTCCGTCGTTATGTAAACGATACGTGGCACGAAGGCGGACTAGTTGTTCTTTTTGCCGACACGCTGCTGACCCACATACCCGCGAACACTGGGTCGTGGGCTGGGGTTGCCCCTGGCCCCTGGAGAGTGTGGGACTACCCAGACCCATACAAAGGATGGAATCGCGGTGAGCCGCAATTTAATGTGTGCTGCGGGGTCTATAGATTTAACGATATAGACAAGCTCCGAGCGGCGTTCCGGCGGCTGCCAATCGGAGACCCCCTTGACATGGTGGATGTGCTCAACATGTATGAGACAATAGAGCGGGTTGAATTACTGGATGTGAAAGGCTGGCAAGACGCCGGCGATCCAGTTGCCCTAAGCCGAGTCAAAAACCCTTGGAGTAAATAATGTCTTATGCTCTTGCCAATATCCCGCCAGTTTCCTGTTACGTGCGCAAAGAATACCTGCGCGACCTGCAGGACGGCCACGGGGAATTCACCCCAGCATATTGGGTCACCGTTAAGGCCATCCGCCACCGTGCCTTGTATATTGAGGCGTTCTTGCCAGAGTATGGTGCCCTCTACGATAAGCTTCCCCTGAGCGCTTACGTGTGGAAACCAGAAACTCCTAAACTCGACCTACCCCTTGGAGACCTGCAGCTTTGGGATGCCAACTCCCCACAAATGAGTGTCATTGAAAAAGCGGTTTTAAAAAACATGCGGTGCAAATACCGAACATCGGCAGGAATTTGGAACGAGGGTCACTACATGTTTACAGTTGACATGGTTCATAGCGACCCAAATGAGATTGACGCAAATTGGGCAAGGCTGCCAGCAGAGCATAAGTCGTATAACTTTATCCGCTTGGACAATGGGCAGTTTGCCGCCCAGCCAAACAACAGAGTGCTGTGGCTAGACGAAGCGCTTGTCTACAAGGAAACCAAGATGCCGGACTTTAAGGTTTCCACAAAGGAGTTCTCAGCGGAGGGGGGTCGGTGGAAACTTGGTGATAGCGATGCCTGGGGCTACGACAACCAAGACAAGAAAGCTGAAATTAAATTTGTTCAGCCAATTGATCAGGACCCAATTAAGGCCATGGCAAAAACGTTAGGTGCCATGAAGAAAAATTTGCGCACGGGGTCGATTTCTGATTAGTGCCGTCGAGCAGGAAAGGAGTTAACTACCCGACGGCTATTTGATTATACGGAAATTCGTACCATTATTGGTGGCTGCAGCAATTTCCTTCACTGCAACCAATGCATGCGCACAAGAAACAATCAACCTGGTAGGGCGGATTCATTTCCTTTCGCATATCTGCGTGGGCACTATTAAAGCAATGCTCGCCGCTGGCGTTGCCGCACTCGCACTCCAGATACTTTGCGGCATAAATTGCAAGTAGTGGGCGCAGATTACCGTCTTTAAACGACTGGTACGCCTGCTCCAGGGACATGCTCTCTACCCTGTGTGCTTCCATGCCAGCCTCCAATGCTCCCCACATGTCACTTAGTCTTTTTCATGTGTTCCGCATGGAGATTGATGCGGCACGCAGCAATAGCCTGATACATGTTATTTCCGCGACCGTAAGCACGGTTATAGAGCTGTGGTTCGTGGCCGTTTTCCGCGTACGAAATATAGTCGGCGTTTTCCTCTACCACGGAGCATGACCAAACGCCATCTTGGTTTTGCTCAATAAGCCAAACGCGCTCGCCGTTCTTTAGCTCCTTGTTAAGCCGCATAAGCGCATCGTTAATGCACTCTGGCTCGTTGCAGCGGTTTACGCTTTCAATACTCACGCTACTCACCTTCCTTTCCTGACCACGCCGCCTTGTGGCCCTGTGGAGTAATAACAATACTACGGGCAATCTGCTTCCGCCGCGTTACCCAGCCGTTGCGCTCCATGGCTGCAAGCGCACGTTGCACGGTGCTCCTGCCGCAATCCAACTGGTCGCAGAGTTCCGTAATAGTCGGGGACTGGTTCCACCGCTCAACATAATTGCGAATCTCTCGCAGCACTTCCTGCACCTGCGGTGCCCCCTCTGGCCTTCGTGCCCTCATGTTGCGCTCCTTTCCGCTATGCCCGCCCAAAATTTTTTGAGAGGTCTTTTAGTTTAATGGTACAACTATACCATACTACACTGCGTTCTTTTTCCCCTTTAGCTGACGCCTGTAGGCCTTCTTGCGCGCCCGTTCGTTTTCGGCAAGCCTGCGTTGCTCTTGCTCCGCCTTGGGCAGTGCAGCAAATCGCTCCTTTGCCTTTCGCTTATGTGCTTGACGCGCCTCAAACTGGCAGGCAAGGCAGTTCAGCGCGTTTGGCTTGTAAAACTCCGCGTCATTTGGCCAGCTCTCATTGCAACGGCGGCAAATCTTTTCTTTCATTACTCCCAAAAGTCCCTATCCCAGTTATCCACAAGATCCATCTCTTGCGCAATACGCCACAGCGGCCACTCTGGATGCGCAGCGGCGATTCGCTCTGCAGCCATGCGGAATCCTGGTGCATTCTTACGGTCAGCGGCGGAATACGCCCACAGGCACTTTGCCGACCACGAATGATCCATCACCAAGTCCTGTCGCATACGGCGTCGCTCCATTGCGCGTTCCTCATGCTTAAACATCTTTTCCGTGAGCAGCTTTACCTTGTCGCTGTCGCCATTGGTGCGGTATTCGCTATAGGCTTCACTAGCGCGGGAGATCGCCTTGTTCCAAGAGCGCACCTCCTCATGCCCCATCTCGCCCCGTTCGATTTCCAACATTTTCGTGTAATACGTTAGGCGCCCATTGAGGAATCCCTCTAATAGCCCGTTGGTATAAAACACGCCTGACTCGTTCTGATCGGTCACGCAATGCTCCTTGCTGTGCACTGTGCGTCAAGCACATCGCCCTCCACGTTGTCGTGGCTTGGTAGCGGGTTTAGGTAGATCGCCACACCCATGCCGCACAGTTGGCAGGACGCCGTGCTGCGTGCATGAATGCCAATACCATTAATTGGGCTAAACCGACCCATCTGGTGCTGCTTCTTCTTTGCTACGGCACGCGCGTGCTTTCGCAGGGGGGCCGCCTTAAATAGTGCTTTCATTTGGCTCCTTCTTTCTGATGCTTTTCCCACGCCTTCTGGCGATTCTCGCCACAGGCCCTGCACAGCGGGACAGTGTCCCACTGGTCAATCCAAACGATCTCCGCAGGGACAAAGCACGATGAGCACGGCGGACGATTTTTTCGGTGGGAGTCGAACCCACATAACGCCGTCTCAGGTGGCTCAATAATTATCGGGTTCATGCGCCGCTCCTTCCAACTAGTGCCCCGCTGAGTTATGGCAAACCGCAACACTTCCGAGCAAAGAGATCCCACATGGTCCTTCTTTTCCCGACGACATCGCTGTTTCCCAGCGGGGCAAAGCCCATGGTACTCCTATATGAAACGCACGTCAAGTGGGTTCTCCACGATCTCCACAATGTGGCGACCCCGGCAGGAGTCGAACCTGCGACCAACTGCTTAGAAGGCAGCTGCTCTATCCCCTGAGCTACGGGGCCGTGGTACCGAAGGTGGGAGTCGAACCCACACGACCTTGCGGTCAGCCGATTTTAAGTCGGACGCGTCTGCCGTTCCGCCACTTCGGCTTAGGAGGTTGCTTTTTGTCGTTCTTTGTACGCCTTATTTTGTGCCAGTTTCCTGGCGCGGAGTTCAGGGTTTGCCTGCTCACGGGCCGTGCGCTCCAGGCGTTGTTCGTACTGGCAGGCTCGGCATATGGTGTCGGTTTTGCGCCAGTAGAACTCGGTATCAGGTGGCCAGTCCTCTTTGCAGCGTCGGCAGACCTTCCCGCCAGTGAGCAGATTTTCTGTCATTGGGTGACCTTTCTGCCTACGGGAGTGAGGTTAATCCTATCCACAATCCGTACAGCAGGAGGAGAATACCAGACCCAACGATCAGACCTCCTACAATCTCCGCCAGTGGGCCTCGGGTTCGACCCGAAAACGCCGTAGGCGGTTGAGCCGTGAGGCGAGGGCCACGGTGCCGTGAGGCAGGCGCCACTTACTCTTCGTCCTCAGGCTCACACCACCCACAGTAGTTATCATCGCCTACTGAGCCAGTAAACTCATACCCACAGACGATACAGGCGCTCATGGCAGATACTCCACCGTAATCCAGTTGGTGTGCCACTGTCGCCCATCTGCATGCATCACGCCTCCTTGACCGTTATAGACTCGTCCTAGGGCTTCCCACGTCTCAGGACTCAGATCTACCAGTGGATGAATCTTCTTGTTGTCTACTACGGCATATCCTGTGCAGGCGCAGTAGTCAGCAATCCAGACTTCCACGGAGCGCCCAGACTCCAGCGAGGTGATGCGAAGCGTATGGGTAGGGATGGTGTGCCAGCGTGGCATCTGGTCTGCAATAACCTTCCGTAGAACAGGACCAAGTGCGGCATACAAGTTATTGAGGGTGCTTGACCATGGTCGGACCAAGCTGCCATCGTGCCAAAAACAACCTGCAATCTTGGTACAGGCAGCAGAGGATGTATAGACCCAGGTGTTGGAATCGTCGTACCACGAACGTGCTTTTTCATAGGCATCGTAGGTGGTGGCATAACCCGTGAGGGTCACGGCGTCAGCCCAGGGATCAACGATGACGGACTCTGGGGTCTCATGTGCCCAGTCGTCTCGTTGGTTATACGGCAGTGCATGAATCGGTGTTCCTGTCGATACGCTTGTTGAGACTAGAACTGCTGTCCATACGGCGGTAAGAATCTTGGTGATCATTGCTGTCACCTCCTTCTGGTTGTAAGGGTACCACGTGCTTACAACGGCTTGTCAAGTGGTAGTTTTCTAAACGACCTGCGGGGGGTGGTGGTTATTTGTGGGGGAGAATGGGGTGAAGGGGGAAGGTACGGGGTTATGGGGGGAAGATGATAGAAAATTAGTAGGATTGGGGGTGGTCGGAAATGGCGCCAACCTGCCCCGCATTCAGACCTCTTAACAAAAACCCCACCCCAAGCTACATAACCCAGTTATTATGCATAAAATATCCACAAACCCCTGTCAAGTTATGCATATATCCCAGTTATTCCGGGGTTATGACCCCTAGTTATGCCAGTTATGGAGGTATTCCAGTTATGTTATGCAGAATATTGTAAAATATGCACGAGATATGCAGATATTTGGTGAATATTCGCAGAATAGTGCGAAATCTTTATAAACAGGGGGTTGCGGGGTTATTTGGGGTGTGATAGGCTTGGGGTACCCCTTATGGGGTATAGATGGAAAGGAGTACCTCTCTATGACGGAGAACTTAGAGCAGGAGGGTCGTTCGGAAGACCCCGCGAAGTGTCCGAATAACAGCCGACACGGCTACCTCATCCCGTATGCCCTCGGTGGCTTCTATTGTGAGGAGTGCCGCGAGAAGCTGGAAGGAACCCGTGCGCGAGAGTCGTGGCGGTTTGCACGACCCCACGCTTGACAAGATAATACTGGCGGCTTTATGATGGGTCGGCAGGTCAAGAGATAGGAGGAAGTAATGGAAGTGTTCCGTTTTCTGGTTTGGCTGACCATTTGGATTGCGGTATTTGATTTGTTTGTATAGGAGGATGGAATGACTTACATTCATAAGTGCTACATCACCCCCGAAGGGGAATGGGACGAAGCGGCTGGCGGTCTACCGATTGAGGTACTGGCAGTCGTTCCAGCAACGCTCCGTGGCACGACTTTCAATAGTCGGAGCTTTTGGATTGCGTCGGATGCCGACATCCACGAGGATGCCGCTGGCGTGTCCGTCTCCTCAATTTATTGTTCGGGCTGCGAGAAGTTCGTTGTGGACTTCAACAGCGATTATGTGAACGGGCGCGACCTTGTCTCCGTGGAGGATGGTCTCCTTGACGGCGAGTTTGAGTCCGATGGAATTGTTTGGGTGGAGGAGTAATTATGGCTCGCACATACCTAGTTAGTTTGCGCCTAGAGGTAGATGAGCGCGGAGACGACCCAGTCTATTGGGATTGGGCCACTCTGCTCGATATGCCGTTCACGGGTGGTGTCGAGGTGCTCTACAGCGGCGAGCTGAAGGCACTTGACGAGATGACATCGCCTAATGTAGAGTCCGAGTAGCGGGTTTCCGTTGTTAGGTAAGTAGGAGGACATATGGGTCAGTACCACGGACTTTTCAATCTGGACAAGAAGGAGATGCTGTTCCCCCACGAACTTGGGTTCGGGGCAAAGCAGTGGGAGCATACGGGCTTCAGCGGCTCGCTCTCCGATGTGCTGTACGCGCTGACGGCGTTCAAGGATCGTCGGGGTGGCGGCGACTTCGCTGACGATGACGGCAGCTTCAAGGGGCGTTGGCACGGCGACCGCGTTGCGGTAGTTGGGGATTACGCCCAGTTCGGAGATTTGCCTGAGGCGTGGAACGATGCCTTTGTAGAGATTACGGACTACAACGGCAATCGTGCGCAGGTATTCAATATGGTGCGCACGGCTGAGGACGGCACGGAGCCGTTCTTTCACAACATTGCCGATGAGGTGCGCCCACATATCGCAACCCTCTGGGAGCGTGCGGCGGCTGACTTGGAAGCCCTTCGCAACAAGTATCCTGTGGCAGTGCGCGATTGACAGGATGATACTGGGGTTGTATAGTCTCTTTGTGGGGGCTTCCCCAGATAGGTAATAGGAGGACACAATGGCAAAGCACACGGACACTCGGCGGTACATCGGTAAGTTCGGGGTTGACTCTGGGCAGGTGCTCATTGGCGACCCGTGCTATCTCGGCGACTTCGTCAATGACGACTTTGAGCCGCACAAGCAATCCGAGGACTTCACCTATTCGTACAGCGGGGCTTGCAATCGCACCCTGACTGACGATAGGGCTGGCGGCATCGGCAAGTTCGGCTCAATGGCGGTCGTCTCCTCAACTGGGTATGGCGATGGGGTCTACCCTGTCTACGCTACCTACAACGAGGATGGTCGCATCGTCAAGCTGGAAATCTTGTTTGAGGATGACGGAACCGACGCAATGGAAGGCGACGACGAGGAGGAGGACAATGCGTAAGGTACTCGCCCATAAGGGCTGCGAGCACCGAGGGGACAACCCACGCGGCGTCTATGCCTACACCAAGCTGTACGCTTCTGCGAATCCAGAAATCTCTAGCACTGGTGAAGTGGTCTGGGAGACTGGAGCCCCTTGGGAGGGCCCGCTGTATGCGTATGAACTTGTCTGTTTTGATTGCGACACCACCATCCTGTTGATGGAGGAGATTGAGACCTACAAGTTGAGCTATGCGGTTGAGCATTACCCAACCGACTACAATGTCGAGGTAATCGAAGTTAGCGATTAGGCAAGACGCTTGACCCGCAGGACACCCCACTTAGGGGTCGCGGGAAACTATGGGGCGGATTTGGTGTCCTCCAGTCCGCCCCTACTTAGGAGTGGCGCGTGATTATCAACCCTGATGAGCAGCTACCGAAGCTTCACCTGAGCGTGAAGAAGGGCGCGCTGGTCATCCGTTTTCCGCTTGAACCTTTGAACGCCATCGTTCGAGCTACCACCCTGATGCAGACAGGAGAGTTTGCTGAGGTGGCGAACCGCGTCATCAAGACAGGCGTAGCTGAGGTGCTGGACATTCCCCGATACCCCGAATGGGGGTATTGACAAGATGATACGAGGTGTTGTAAGGTTCAGTAGTGCGGGGCTTCCCGCGTAGGACATAGGAGGACACGATGCCAAACTGGTGCGTAAACCAACTGGATGTTCAGGGCGACGAGGTAGAGGTCGCACGGCTTATCGAACTGGTCAAGGGCGACCAAGACGCATTCGACTTTGCCGAGATTGTGCCGATTCCCGACAGCCCTTACTACGCAGTCAACGAGGGTCAGAACGATTTCCTCTGTGGCTGTAAGAAGGTCTGGGTTGAGACAAAGGCGCAGGTCGGCAAGTACGACGAGGTAGGCTACGAGAAGGCTGAAGGACATTGGGAGGCGAACGGCTTGCCTATTGTCAAGGAAGTGCTAGACAACGGCACGATTCGCGATTCCGTTGCGGCAATGTTCGGCGGCTCAGAAGTCTGCCCAGTCCACAAGGTCGGACAGATTTCGGCGCAGCCTGACTGGTGGTACAACTGGAATGTTGCCAACTGGGGAACCAAGTGGAACTGCCACGATGTTTGGCACGACCGCGACGACGATTCGGTTGTTGAGGGCAAGACCTCGTACAACTTTGATACGGCGTGGAGTCCTGCGAGTCCTGTGATTCACGCGCTCTCTGGGCTGTTCCCAACGCTCACTCTTACGCATCGCTATTGCGAAGGCGGTATGGGGTTTGCGGGTGAGGTGATGTATCACTCAGGCAACGAAATCTCGCACCAAGAGTACGACGGCGACACCGATAAGTTGCCAGATGACGCCTACCTTCTCAACGCAGATGGCGAGCGTGGGTACGACAGGGACTACGACAAGGTTCCGATGACCGCGTTTGAGTCCTTCTGCGACGAGCACTTCGGCGGAGTCGTCGGGGGCTGAGTTATCAGTCGTGGCTACGGCAGCGCGCCTAATGCGCTACTGCGACAAGCCTCTTGCGTCTTGACCTGCGTAAGAGGGCCGCTACGACAGGGGGGAGTGTCAGCTCGATGCTCCCCCCACTTGACAATCTAATACTGAGGTCTTAGTATTCTAGGTACGGGGCTTCCCGTGGAGCAAAGGAGGACATAATGGCAACAGGATGGAATCTGGTACACGATGAGTCGCTGCGGTCTGACCGCGTGCTGACGATTTGGCGCAACGAGAGCACCGACCGCACGCTGTTTGAGGTCAATCGTGAGGGGCTATACATTATGTATTACTTTACGGCTGCCGACGCACTCAACAACGACAATCAAGCCGCAAACATTTGCTACGGCTGGGACTTGTTGATGTCCGAGGGCGATGACGCAGTACGCGGCGCGTGGATGAATCGGGTTGCCGACAACATTGGCAACGATGTGATGACCTGCGAGCACGGCGTAGAGCCTTGCGAGCGGATGTTCCACGCGGCTCAGGTGATTCTGGGCAATGAGGATGAGGACAACTGCGCCCTTTGCGTGGAGGTGAACAAGTGAGCGGACAACTAGACCCCTGCGTATCCTGTAAGGAAGTTCTGTTCTACGCCGACGAGAAGGTCGTCGGTACTTGGAACGGCGAGCCAAACACGCGCTTTGATGTGTTGGACTTTGACCAGTACGCCGATGGCGTGCCAGAGGGCTATCAGGTCTATTGCTTGGACTGCGCCCCTTGCGAGTGCGAGTTCCACCCACCATTCATGTCGGACAATCAAGCCGCTGCCGATGGTTGGTGCTTCCTGCCTGACTGCCCGTTTGCGCTGAACCGCGATGGCGATGCTAACTGGCACCGACACTACAACGACATCCCACGGGAGTCGGCAAGCGAGTGCCTGTGCCGTGATGTGGATTACGCCCCGTGCGGCTTGTGCGACCCAGACGAAGGCGTGGACACGGGCGACAACCCAGAGGGCTGCTCTGCCCCAGTCTGTATGGCTTGTGGGTACACCACAAACCAGATTCAGTAGTGTATAGTTAGGTTGCGGGCGTACGCCCGTTCTAGCTAGGAGGGTTGTATGACCTATCGAAACGAAAAGGGCTATCTCACTTACGGAGGTCTCGCAGTCGAGCGTGCGTTGGCAGCGGCTAACTCACACACGGGCCAGCCAGACCAAGAGGCACTCGCGGCTATTGCCGACCTCGTCATCCGTGGCAAGCAGGAGGATTCGAACCTTCAGGCTGCTGCGCGATTCGAAGCGGCACTTGGCGAGCTACTTGCTGACCTGCTCTGGACAGCAGACGCGGCCTCGGTCTCCTTTGACGCGGCACTTGCCTTCGCGAAGACGAAGTTCGAGTCCGAGAAGAAGCTCGACGCAGCCAAGTAATCTCTGCCCCTAGGGGGCTTGACAATCTAATACCTGTGGCTTTATGATGCCCCTAGTGGCATTTGCCACAGGTATTTTTTGTAGGAGGACACAATGGCATTGGTCAATCACGATGCTCTCCTCGCTGAGCGCAAGGGGATGAGCCTAGAGGAGTCGGAAACCCATTACATCAAGACGGAGATGCTTGACCCGCTTGTTGGCGGCGTCATCGTTGGCGGCTTTGTAGACAGCGACTTCCCTGTGCTCCGCGTAATGATCAAGGGTAAGGTCTATCAAGTCGTCGTCTCTATGGATGACGAGATGAACGGCGGCGGTCGCCTGATGATTGACGAGGAGATTGCCTGATGGAAAGCCACGCAGTTCTGATTCGCGCCAACGGAGAAGTTGCGTTCCCTGTCTACAAGGACTTTGCGGGTCTTCGCGAGGAGGTCTCGTACAAGTGGTTTGAGGTGGCACGACGCGGTCGAGCTGGAGACCCAGACGATCGGATGGTTCCTGTCCTGATGCTGTGCGACGAAGACGGGCTGACCAACGCGCCCCACGACACCAATGTGCTTGCGTCGAAGATTGCTGAACAGCACATCGTTGGCGATGTCTTTATCCTCTGCGATGCTGGAGAAGACTTGCGTGGATTTACTGCTGACGAGTTGGCGATTGTTCGCGCAACAATGTTGGAAACCCTTTCCACAATGGACAGCCTAGAGGTCTAGGACTATCCACAAATAGGGGTCAAACTATCCACGAATGGGTTTGAGGGGTGTCAAGCCCCCTACCCGTGCTCCCAGCTACCAAATGTGATACGGTTTTGCCCATTTTCGGGGCTAGGAGCGATGGTACTTTGCTGGGTAATACCAAGACACCACTTTGGGGTTTCTTATGGCCCAGCGTTGCGCAAATCTGGCAGTTCGACCCATTGCCAGGGTGGACTGCCGACCCCCCTTTTCTGAAACCCCCGGTATAGGGTTCTCTAGGAACTAACTGAAGCTCCCTAGCTTCAAATAAGAACATTCACAACACTAGAAATAAGATAATTGGCTGGAGTTCTGAATGAACGTAGTGAATGAAGAACTACCAGCACCGTAAGGTTAGACCAATCCCTAGGTGAATAGAGACTTTCTAAGCGTATGAAGATAGAGCTAGGGTTCTCATTTATTCCTAACAACTGAAATAACTATAACTCCTAGATATATATATATATTCCTATTCGGCGGCTCCACCGCAGTGTACCACAGCCAAAAGAAGAGAGTCGGCACAGCAAAAGAAAATACTGCATTTGTAAAAGAACAGATGTTCTAATCGTGGATAGTTTGTGCGTAAATCGAATGTAACAAATCAGGGGTGGCACAAAGTTTGACAGACACAACATCGTCGGCTATTCTCTGGGCAAGAGAGGTTGATTCTTCTCCACAGGTCATAGTGAAAGGATGAGGAAGATGGAAGTACAGCAGGTACAAGCGTCGCTGCGCGCAGCGTTGGGCGACCGCAACAGCCAGATGGCAACGGACTATTTGGAGGGCAAGATGTCGCTCTCGCAGTTGGCAGGCAAGTACAACCTGAGCCGCCAGCGCATTAGCCAGTTGTTCAAGAAGATGGGCATTGAGACGCGACCAAGCTCGGTGGCATCCCAGTACCGCCTTCCTGCGCGGGATTATGTAGCTATTGCTGCTCGTGCGGTTGAGTTGGGTTCCGCCCGTGCCGCTGCTGAGGAGTTTGCCTTGACCCTTGGTCAGGTGAACTATGCGCTTCAGAAGACGGAGCAGTCTGTCTATCAGCAGAAGTTCCGTGAGCCAAAGGTGATTGCTGAGATTCTGGCGGCGTATACCGACGGAGTTTTGACACTTAGGGAAATCGGCGAGAAGTACGGAACAAGCGCGCAGTATGTCAATACGATTCTTCGCCGCAACGGCGTGGTCGGTGGGCGTAAGCGCGGTCGTCGCCCAAAGGCGAAGTGAGCGATAGGGGGCTTGACAACAGGCTCCCTATCCATTACCTTTGTAGTTGCCCCACTTGGGGTTGTTAGGAAATAGGAGGACACGATGGGCTACTATGTGAACGGCGAGGGCAGCCTCACCATCAAGAACGCGAATCTCCCTGCGGCGTATGCGGCGCTGATGGCGCTCCAAGACGCACCAGACGAGGCAAAGCACGGCGGCTCGTTCAGCGCAACGGAAACCCGTTTCTGGTATTCGTGGATGCCAGAGGACTTGCGAACTATCCCAACCGTTCAGGATGTATTCCGCGAGTTGGGCTTTGAGGTTGAGGTAGACGGCGATACGGGCGATGTCCTTATCGGTCGCTACGATTCCAAGATGGGGCAAGAGGAAGTGTTCTTTGCCGCCGCTGCGCCGTTCATTGAGAGCGGTGAGTACGAGTGGAAGGGCGAGGATGGCGAGTTTTGGAAGTGGTCGTTTACGGATGGCAAGATGTTCCATCTGAACGGAACGCGCTCCTACGGACACGCTTCTATCGTTTTGGTCTAGGCACTTGACGGGGTTGCGGCTATCGTTTATGATTGTCGCAGCCCCGTTGGGCTATTGAGAGAAGGAGGACACGATGACTTTGGCAGCAGCAGCAGGGATGCGGAACTGCGTAATGTGCCGCGTGCTTACCGACGATTGGTATGTGGCAGACAACAACGAGTCGGGCGTGAAGCATACCTATTGCTCCAAGTGCGAGGAGCGTCGCTCGGAGAAGTACGGCTGCGCAATGATGCTCTCAGAAGGAGCAACTTGCGATAGCGGCGCGTGCGGCTGCGGCGGAGAGGGGGTCTACTAATGAGCACGATGGTTTGGTGCGACGACTGCAAGCGCAATGAGGTTGTTTGCGAGTGCGTGGACAATCCCGTTCGGGATAATGCGTGCTACGAGTTGGAGCAGTCGGAGAAGTGTACGCATAAGGAGAAGGCAGGATGACCTCTTATCCACCACGCAGTAATAAGTTTGCGCTACGAGCTCATCGGGGGCACATCCTTACGATTGCGACATACGGCGCGTTATTCGGTAAGCGCGACCCTGAGCAGCGGCCAAGCGTGTTATCCAGCGCGCGAAGTCGTGAGGAGATTGCTAACTTAGCCTTAGAGTGCGAAGACTGCTTTGAAACCCTGCTGGACTTTGATGTGAACGACGAGGAGGAACTCCTCCGAGCAGAGAAGGCGTGCGGCGACGCAATGAAGTACTTGACGGCTGCTAAGACTTCGTAGTAAGATTGCTTTGCCCCACTTGGGGTGAGCGTAAAGGAGGACACAATGAGCGACGAGCAGCAGACCGAGAAGTTGTACGAGGTTCATGTTTCTAGCGTTTCCGACTTTGTTGCGTATGTCCGTGCCAAGAACGCGATTGACGCAGCCCACGATGCGACGGAGCAGGGCATCGGCGATTGGAACTTTGAGCAGACCGAGCACATCGCCAACTCTGTTGCGTACATTGACGAGGTGAGCGATGAGCGTTTCCCAGAGTGGGAGAATCCAAAGGGCTTGGGCTACTGCCCATCGTGCGCCCATTGTAATCAGTTGTAGGAGGGGCTATGGCAAGTATCAAGTTGTCCCAGATTCAGGACTTTGCGTTAGGGCAACACCTTAGCGAGTGGGGCGGTAAGTCCTACGACGAGGTGATGGCCGCAATGCGGGGTGCGGATAGCCCAGAGGTGGATTTTGCTGATTGGTCGGCCACGGGCGTGGTTCCGTGGGAGCCGTTTGAGAACGAGTTGCCGCGATACTTGGTATCGTGGATTGGCAACACGGTGTACATCCTTCGCGGACTCTTTGAGTCGGCAGGTGTAGAAGTAGTTGAGTGGGAGTAA